ACCATGCAGTGAGTTTTGATAATGCGGTGACTTATAAGGTGTTCAAGACTACTTGGCTCACAGTAGCCTACAACAACTCTGGCACATGGCAATACAACAACGCAGGCACGTTAACCAACGCATCCACGAATAGCTTGGCTGGCGCATTATCCCAATCAACTGCACAATCAGCTTACCAATGGACTAAGACTAACATCGAGGCTATGACAGATGCGAACTGGAATGAGACAGGTGGTTATACAACCAGTGTCACTACGACATTAGATTGGGCGAAGGTGTTGGTGAGTGGGTATGACTACACTGGTGACGCTAATGGTGCAAACAATACAAGTGTAGCATACGCTACTCCAGTTATGACTGGCTTCACTTCGCCAAGTGGTGTAGTCGCTACAAGTGGAGACTACACCACTTGGTATGCCTGGAAAGTATTTGACCAAAATACAACTACAGATTGGTATGGCACTCACTCTGGCACTATTTGGCCCGCATGGATAAGTTATGATTTTGGGGTAGGAAAGCAGATTAACAAATTTAGATATTTTGGGGCTAATTTGTACAGTCCCATGGACTTTACGTTTGCAGGCTCAAATAATAACACGGATTGGACAACATTATATACTGGAACAAATGTAGCAGACCCAGGGAATGCTTGGACAAGTTACTTTACTTTCAGTAATTCAACAAGTTATAGATATTACCGATTCCACATTACGGCAAAATGGCAGAGTGCCTATGTTTCTATATATGAATTACACATGGTTGAACGTATAAAAACTGAGGCAGCCCCAACCTTCACCAAAGCCACTATTAATTACGATACTGATGTAATTGCCCTAGACCTTCGTTCAAACTCATGGGAAGCCAGCGTAAACGACCCCACAGCAGCATATTGTGTGTTGGCTGTTGAACCTGTTGATGCTATTACACCCAACACTGATCTGCTTGCATACGCATCAATAGACAATGGAGCGCATTACGAACAGATTACGCTAGAATCAACACCTTTCAGAGAGATAGGGGCACATGACTATATCAGGGGTGATTTGACGGGTATTACGGCTCGGACGGATAAGACTATACGAATTAAAGTTACTACAGCAAACAGCAAAGCCCTCAAACTACACGCATGGGCAATCGGGGTGAAATACTAACATGGCGATAAAACTAACATTGGATAAAAATGATAAGATTAAAGCTAAAGATGCTAACAAGATAGACAAAGATGATAAGCTAACCATAAAAGATAGACTAGATGATATCGAGAAACGATTAGATAAATTAGAGAAAAAGGCCGCCAAGTAATTGATACCGCAAGTCCTTTTACTGGTAGGGGCAGGGCTGGTTTATCAATTAGCCTTAACGCTATGGGTGTTCCGTAAATGTTGGTGAGCTGCTGGCGGGCGGCAATTGGAATAATGGGACGAATTGCGGCTCGCGTTCGCGGAATGCGAATAACTATCGCTGGAATACTGTTTTAACTTGAATAACAAGGCATGAAATGATATTGTCACGACAACAGCACGAAAGCGAGGTTACAGTGATAATATCTAAGCTTGTTATGTATAGAGGCAAAGAGATTCCGGTTGAAAAATTGAAGCCATCATCCTGTGTCAAGGTTGTTGTTGAGTGTCCTAGATGTAGACAGACAAGGCGTGTTCACTATCGCAGCCTAGTAAAAGCGGGACACCATATATGCCAGGCGTGCAAGATGAAGGAATTCACTAAGCCTGTTCCGGCGGGCACGAAGTTTGGTTTGCTAGAAGTAAGGTCTATTGGCAAGAAATCCGGGCATTCTCTGTGTTTGTGTGTTTGTGGCAACACAAAGGAAATTGCCAACCAAAACCTTTATGCAGGACAACAGAGCTGTGGATGTTTACGAACACACAACTTTGACAACGTAGACAGACCAAAAGGCGAGCAACACGGAATGTGGAAAGGCGGCGTATCTAGCGAACGAGAGCGAATAGCATCAACAAAAAAGTATAAAGATTGGAAACAGGCGATATTTGAGAGAGATGCTTTTGTTTGTGCCAAATGTGGTGACTCTGAGTCAAAACTTAACACACATCACATAGAAGACTTCAGGTCGAACACCACTAAACGCATTGATCCCAACAACGGCATAACGCTATGCCAATCATGCCATTTAGCTTTTCATCGCAAATATGGCAGACAAAATACAACCAACGAACAACTTATGGAATTTCTTTTACAATAAAACAACAAGTCTTTTGAAAGGAGATAACACAATGCAGGGCGAACCCAAATGGTTTAATACCAGAGGACTGAGTTACGGGAATATAATGTTGATGGGTATTTGGCCTTTGTGGGTGTGGGAACGTGGAATAACGAAACATTTCACATCAATGATTACCGTGGCGTTAAACATGATATTCCAGCCGGAGCAGTAATCCTCGAAGGACCAATATCGCTAGAGTCCTTTACTAGAGCGCAGAAGCGGATTATCCCATAATGAATAGGTTATTGTTGGCAGTCATTTTGGTAATTCAATTAATCTCTTTGTTTGGAATTTACACAAGTTTAGAAGTTAACAAAGAAATTAACAAAGGATTAGCAGAGATTCCCAGTAAGATTGATATGTTAGTTTCTGCTAGTGACAAAGAAATAAACATAGACATTCCTGAATGTCCGGGTTGCCCACCATGCAAGGACTATACGCCGGATTTCGATAAGTTACGCAAACAGCTTAAGTCTAATAATGCCCCAACAGGTTATTATTACTATGGGGGATGCCGATGATACACAGTATTCATAGTTTTTTAGAGACATATTTATCCAGACCCACCGTAGTCGCTATGGATTTGTTTATTTTGTCATTAGGTATAGCTGTGTTGATTGGGGTAGTGTTGTTGAAACGGCGTGTTAACGACCTAGCCATGTCTATTAAGATACTGGGGGATAGAATAATGAAGGGAAAAGACAATTCCTAATATCATAGAGACTACGGCTCTTGCAGGGTCTATTGGGTGGCCATTAACCGTCCTTGTGTTAATGGGGCTTGTTTTGGCAGGGATGTTGGTTAAATACATTTATTCGCTAGCACAAGATATACACGAAATGGCAGCGCAGGTTGCTAAGATGGAAGCATCAGTATTACATGAGCGAGGAAATCCCATTGTACACCATCAAATGCTACATGAGATAGGTGAAGAACTAAGGGAACTACGCCAGGACGCAGAAGCCCATGCAACTAATGCAAGTAAACACTATGAGGATGTTATTAGGCTTAACTCACAGGAAACCTATGCTCACTGCAACATTGATAAGTGTCCTCATTTAATCACTGTAATAGGTAATATTCGTAATGTAGGCGCATTGTTTGAACAGTTTAGTGTCAAGGCTGAGGAGTCACGTAACTCTACGGGTGCATCACTAAAAGATATACAATCTCAAATGCAAGTGTTGGCCGCAGAAGTCTCAGCACAATCCAAACAAGTAGTCCAACTGTTAGGTGACGTATTGGTGGGGCGTAAACCCAAATGAGCCTGTGTGAAACACTAAAATCTAGCGTTACTGACAGGCATGTTAACCTGTTTCAGGATATGCCATTAGGTTGCCTTGTAATAGATTTAGCTGGTGAGATAGTTGACGTTAACCCGAAAGCACTAGAAATACTAGGCAGTCCTTCGGCTGAGATAACCAAACAAATAAACATGCTCTCATTTCAGCCATTAGTAGACCAAGGGGTAGCCGACATTGCCAGAAGGTCACTAGGTGGTGAACCCAAGATAATAGACGATATTCTATACACTTCAACATGGGGTAAGACTACAGCAATAAGGTTTACAGCAACACCAATATACGATGAACAGGGTTGTGTATGCCTATCTATGGTCATGATGGAAGATTTAACTGATTACAACACCTTAAAGTCTGAGTTAGAGCGCACAAATAAATTATTAAAAACAGTTATAGATTCAGTCCCGTCATTAATCTGGATGAAGGATGTTGATGGCAAGTATCTACACTGCAACAAGCCATACGAGGATTTTTGTTCATTTGCCGGAAGTATTATAGGGAAAACAGACCAGGAAATATGGGGCGATGACACACAACAATATATAGATGCTGATAGACAAGCAATGGAGTGTGAATATCCAATAACAATAACAGAGCAGGTTCCGCATCCCATACTAGGCAATCGATGGTATCACACGACAAAGGTTGGGTTTTGTGATGACTCTAAAAACGTAATAGGTTCAGTCGGTATTAGTTGTGACATTACCAGAAAACATGAACAAGACCAAATACTAGCCGAAGCTATTGAGACTCTCACCGCAAGCCTCAACGGGAACACCTATGTCAAATGATTTCATAAACTTTTTTAATTCATTAGAATTGCTGTTGTTTGTACTTTCTCCAGAGGGCGAAATAATCTATTGCAACGATACAGCTTGTAACAGGTTGGGTTATAGTCGTGACGAACTCATAGGTATGCCTGTGACAGACATCCACCCGCCTGAACAAAGAATGTTCGCAGGTATGCTAATTAAAGATATGTTGGCTGGAACAATAGAAGTATGCCCTATCCCAGTTCAAACAAAAGAGGGTAAATTGATTCAGGTTGAGACTAGGGTATCACTAGGGCAATGGAAGGGTAAGAAAGCCCTGTTTGGTGTTACTAAAGATGTTACTGAATTGGCACTAAGCAACGATAAATTTACCACCATTTTCCGATTTAATCCAATAGCACTGGCTATAACTCAAGTAGAAGATGGGAAAATTATAGAAGTGAATGATGCTTGGTGTGAACTTACTGGATACACAATAGAGGAAGCTATTGGGAACACTGTTTATAATCTACACCTATATAGGTCTGACGAAGAAAGAGAGTTATTGATACATGAACTGGAGACAACAGGTGTTTTAGATAGTTATCACATAATTATGGAAATGAAGGGTGGCAGACAGGTTGTAGGCCAGTTTAGCGCAGCTTCTATTATAATTAACAATACCGATTGTTGGATAACTGCGATGGTAGACGTTACAGACCAGATACGACTAGAGGAAGCTATAACAGCTTTTCGTGACACCGTAATCAGAGAGGCTAGAGACGGGATTGTTAAATCTTTAAGGGAAGGCACCTTTGTCAAGTGACTACTGACAGGGCAGACCTTATATCGTTCTTTGAGAATATGGCTGACCACAATCTTCACGAATTATTCGAGATAATTCACGAGATTAAAAATGCTATTGAGTTTGAAACACCTAGTGAAAGGTTGACCTTTGAATGTTTCGCAGGAGTGTTATGGAGATATACCGCAGGGGCTACAATGGTTCGAGAAGGTAAGAACAGAGTGTTTTTAGAAGATATTGAAGATGAAGATTAACGAGGTAAACATGGAAGAAAAATGTAACTGCGAGAGCGTAGAAAAACATCAGGAATATCATTTGATATGGGTGTGGGCGATAGTCACTGCTATTGTTGTGGGGATAAACTTTCTCAGTCAATGGATATTCCCAGACGAGGGGCCGGTCTTGTCCAGGGCATTAGTTCTAAACGTAGCTCCAGACATTGTGGCATCAACGATATTAATGACAGCCCTGGTTCTGTATGACAAAATTACACCAGGAAACACTATCGCCTGTGCCGGACGTGAACCTCTCTCAGCATCAATACTGTTGGGATCTTTCGTTGTGGGCCTAGCAATAGTCATGGCATCAGTCTAATGCGTAGGTTAGGCGTTACAGCCATAATCCTTGTGCTGTTCCCTGCGGTGTCGTTAGCATTGTCTCCAGAGTATACACTGTCGCTGAAGAGGGAGTTTAATTATCTGATATGGAAACATCCCAAGATTGTTTATACCTGGGGCGACACTCGTCCATACGAGGGCAAGGCTGATTGTTCAGGCTACATTTTTGGGGTCTATAAGAGAATTGGAATCCCCATATCACGAACAACTGCCCTTGAAATGAGACACGGGAAAGCTGGATGGCACGGGAACGACATTGAACTAGATGAAGCCGGAGAGATGGATTTCGTCTGGTGGACATGGAAAGACAAGCCGCAGCGTCCACACGGGCATATTGGCGTCTTAATCCTATCTCCAAAGTCCAAACTGTTAGAGGTAACTCATGCTTCATCCAGACAGAAACGTGTTGTGATTGAGCCATTGGACGGTGTTTTACTTAGAGACTTGTCCGCTACCCGCAGAATAACTATTGGAGACAAAAAGGAGCTAAAGCTTGGTCCCGGCGTGGTGAAGACGAAATGAACGGAATAAAATGCCCGCATTGTGGTGAAACAAACAAGGTGTATAAAAAATTGTCATGGTGTAGGACCGGGGACGACCTGATTGGAAACGGAGATTCGGGCATACAACGCAAACAGTTCATTAGCCGAAACACGAAATACATTTGTGACAAGTGTTTTCATTCGTTCATTAAAGTTACGAAACTGTATCCCAGAAACGAAAATATTGAAGGAGAGAATAATGTGGAGTATTCTGGTTAATCTATCTATACGGATATTGGCGTCATATACCGGCAGCCCTTATGCCCAACAAATAGTGAGACAGGTTGTCGTAGACCTTGCTACAGAAGGAGCCAAAGCCGTCCCCGTAATCATAGATGCAGTAAAAGAAGCGGCGCAGGACGACAAACTCACAGGTAGAGGGAAGTTTGACTATGTTGCGAATAAGGTGGCCACAGAAACACAGGATGTCGGGAGGAGTGTAGCAAATTCTATGATAGACATGGTTTATCGGGCACTTAAGGCAGACCCTGCGGTTCCGGGTGTTCAGTAGAATGGAGCGATTGTGAAACAATGCGGTTGGCCTCGTGTTTCTTGATTGCTTTATCCGCAATTATTTCGTCTAGTAGTGGGTAAGGTATCCCATACATTGTTAGTGTGTAGCTAATGTCTTTTAGTAGGTCTAAGTCAACTAATATTTTCATTTACTTCTCCCCACCCCATGTTTATCCATTACATCAATCCACCTGTTAGTTCGTTTTATAACATCCATGCACTTTGCTTCTGCCCGCCTTAAGCCATCTCTGACAAGTTCTACGTCTCCGTGTTTATCAATGTGTGGGTCAAGGAAATCAGCACCTGAACCATAGCACACATAATGCCCGTAAATATTGTTATTTACACTATCCTCTATTTTCATTTTTCACCGCTCCCACTGTTTCTAGGTTCTCAATCAGTTCAGCTAATGTGTTTGCCTCAAACCCGTAGCCGCATAGGTCGCAAGTTCCTAGCCAATCAGCTTTTAAACGATAGGCATCGTGAAGGTAAGCTACATCGTCCCACTCACTAATCGTTAGTTCCCTGACGTTAGTAAGGTTCATTGTGTCGTTTTTGCATTTAGGGCAACTAAATATCATACCAATACTCCGGCCTCTATCATAACTTTCTGGAGCATATCCAAGGAATCGTAGGCTGACCAATAAACACCACAATTAGCACAGGTAGCTACAAGAGAGATGCTACCACTATTATAAGTAAACATATTGAAATTAATCGCTTTGGGCAGGGTCTTCCTTTTGTTAGTTCCATGAAACCCTTTCTCATACATAGTCAATTCAAACTTATCTGAATCACAATGATTACACTTGAACTTCATGTTAACACCCCTACCTTTATCATTACTTCCTGCAAGTGACTTCCGTGTTTATGTGACACCCAAAAGTCGTTACAGGACAAGCACTCGGCATATCCACAATACACTTCAGGTATATCAATATTCCAATTACATTGTTCAGGCTCTACAGATACAGGCGCATACGATGCTGTTTCTGTTAATTTGTATTCATTGCCACCACATTTACACTTAAATTTCATGTCTCTCCACCACCAAGTCAACGATTACGCGACTCAGGGAAAACAACACGTCCCGTATCTCTATAGCCACCTTATCGTCGTTAATCAGCCTGTGAGCATCAGCCAGGGCCTGTGTGATGGCTATCTTCTTAGCGTCAGTGCAGATATGGGTGTTAAGGTTCATCTTTAAAACATAATCTTTAATTCAGCCATGGGTCCATATATTCGGGCGTTGAATCGGTCGCCACTATAACTCCACCAGCTATACCCTCCGCCCATAGACATATTGTTGGTGTAAAACAGGCACTTAGCCGTAAAGAGTGATGTGTTGGCTGTTGCCAGATATTTAAAATTCAGGGTTGTATTCCCGGATATGTTTTTTGTGACCTCGACACCACCGCCAGCGAGTGTTGTTTTGGAATCATGGTTAAAAGAATAGTCCTTCCCGGTTATGGTAACGCTTGGCGTTATGGTTTGGTATAGGAATATCGGCTCGATCAGAAAAAGGCGGTTTATTCTAATGGGGACGGCCAGTTCGATTCTGTTAGAGTTTAATGTGAACGTGCTATTTACGGCCAGCGGTTTGTCTTTTGAGGCGTCTTTAGCGTCTGTGGCTATTCCTGACGGCAAAAGTCCCTCGCCCGTCAGACCTTTAGGGAACAAATAATAGGCCCGGACAGAAACCTGCCTAGTGTAGAGGCTCAAGAATCCTTCGAACAGCATAGCGTTTTTGGTTATACCCAAATCCTCATTATGTCTTATCTCTGTGTTTTTGATGGTTGAGCAAACAGATACGGATCCGAACACTGGGGTAATCCCGGCATTGAATGTTGCGCTATAGGTGTCAACGCCAACACAACACAAGGCCAACGCTAAAACTAATGATATTGTTTTTGTCTTCATCATTTCGGTCCTCTAAGATGGCCCAACGGCCAGGAGGTTATTTGTTCGTTGTGGTTGTTTTGTGGAAACTGGACGACATTACCCATTCTTTTTTGGAGGTTATAGTTTTCCATCTCGAGCTTCATGTTGTTTCGGATTAGCCGTCTGTTGGACTCTTTTTCTTCGTGGTATTTCAGGTATGAATATGCGGCCACTATTCCCAAGACCGCCACAACCATAACAAATTCCAGCGTGTCAATATCCATCACGAACCTCTCTCTACCTTACCCTGTGTTGATACCTTGTCCCCTGCCCATATTCCCGAATAAATCTCGTTTGCCACAAGCGAATTGACAAGGGTGAATTCAGCGCCCTCGGCTGGACTGACGCTTTGTAGCGTGCCAACGACATTGAACACCAGGCTCATCACTTTTGCGCCCTGTTCCAACACCAAGATGTAATTGGCCGGGATTGCCAGCCTAACCAAAACATTGCCTGAGAAACCCGGATCCACTATTGACCCTGACAATAAACAACCAGCCCTGAATATAGTTGTTCTAGAAACGACAAACGCCGACAACCACGGGGGCATGGTCACTATTTCCGAACTCTGCAGGAAATAGACACCTTCAGTTAAACGCCACACTCCCTCTTCGTCGGGCTCGAATACAATCATTTCCTGTATTCGCCTCAGAGTAATCCCGACCTCGGAGATTGCGGGCAGCTTGCTGCTTTCGAATATCTTTCCGACAGTCAGGTCGTATTTGCTGGCCTCTATCCGTTCGCCCTTCCTGGCGTCGGCGATATTCTGAATCAGTTGCTGTTTGTCAATTAATTCCTGGATGTTCACGCTTGATATTTGCATGGTGATTATTTACACCTCACGGTTTCAGACAGACCGAGCAACAGCACGCCGCCAATTCTGCACATGATTATACGGTTGTTGTCCGGGACAGTAACGGCTTCATCGAGATTGGTTCCTGGTTCCATCACAACGGCCAATCCAGCGCTCACATCCTGCAGCATCATTTGCGTGCATTGTTCCTGGTTCACGGCGCATATCTGGGCGACCCTATAGAATCTTGGGGCGTCTAAATACATTATAGTTCGGGACACAACGACACATCCGGCGTTGGCTATTCCGGCAAATATCAGGCACACCAAAAGAGCCATGATTGTTTTTTTAACCATTACAGTCTCCTCTGTCCGCTTTGATAGTGAATTCGGCTGTCTTGTCGGTTACGAATATTGACCCGACCGGAATCCTGAAGTTATGTAATTTATTGAAATCCAGCCCGTCACATCCCAACGTTGCGCTTTTTAATGCGCCCATAATTGTTGAACATTCTTCTTTGGTCAGCCATGGCGGGATATTTCCATCTTCCGTTTGTTTCTCTTCCTCTTTGCCAATAAAACTCGACATAACGGTGAGTAGATTAGACATCAGCCCTTGTTTAAGGTTGTTAATGCAATTTTCGCACACGATGTCTTCCACTGCTTTGTATGTTTTCATAGATGACATTTATCGCCCTCACATTTTTCGCTTCCGTTGTCATAGGACCACGTATTGCCGCCACGGTCTTCAGGGGGTATGGTCGCCAATATTTCCGACGCTTCATTCAGCGCCATGTCAATTTCCGCCGTGTTTTCTTCTATGAACACGAACGGGTCGTCGCTACAAAACGCCTGGTCGAGCATCTTCGCTGTCTCAACCAATGCGTCGTTCATTAGTTTTATCTTTGTGTTCACGTCTATTCCTTTCGTATTTTTCCATATCTTCCCTGAATAAATAGCCACCCAAACAACCGGCCATATCTCACCCGTTTTCTTGCCACAGAGTTAAGTCGAAGCCCTTGAATTTGTCTCTCAGGCATTCAGCGCTCAAACCGAATTCGCCACACCAGTCATCCCCAACAACAACTGGCCACCGTTTATATTCCGTTGGCGGATATCGCTTGCAACACAATCTGTCGTCCTCGTTCGACACATATCTGCAATTACAACACCGCATACTGCTAATATCTTTCGTGTCTTCGTTCATGCGCTTTCCTTCTGTGTTTTATATAGTATTAATATTAATACTATATAACTATAGATGGCGGTCGTCATTGTTGTCGCCAGAAGGCGGATCAAACACCAACGCCCAAACAAACATCGCTAGAATCGCAAAGATTATCACAAGCAAACCAACCACGGTCTGCCCAACCGCAGCCTTTATCCCAATGTCTATGCACTCGAAAATGTATTCCATCCCGCATCACCTCGCTTCCGTATTGTTGTTGTGTTGTATGATTAGTTCGCCGAGATATTCGGCAATTTGTGGAACTACGGCGTTTCCGAGGCATCTAAGCTGGTCCAGTTGACCGGGAAACCCATCAACCAAGCGACCCACTGCGGGTTCAACTTGCCATCCGTAACTTGTTCGCTCTTCACAATCGCCGTCAATTGACTGGTGGCTCTCGAGCCTTTTTCTAAACTGTTCAGCACTGTCTCTCTTGAACAATTCTGGAACCACACGTCGAACACGGTCGGGGTCGGATAGATCCGACCCCTTGATGTTGAGTCCTGTTGGATTTCGTTCACAATTGTTTGGCGTAGCGTTGGTTTGCCATAGCTTAGTCCGGTTTGTCTCGAACTGATTGGCGTCGGGTAGACCCGACGCCTTTTGGAAACAGTGTTCATCTTCACGGCCTCGCAGAGATATGGTCCCAAACTCTGCGAGGCCGGAGATTGTTGGGCGATAGGGGTAGGCCACAATGAATACACGTCTTCGCAGATGCCACGCTCCAAACTGGGCCGTAGATAACACCTGCCATTCCGCATCATACCCGATTTCGGCCAGGTCTCCCAATACTCGGCCAAATCCGAGAGAAAGCAGTCCTGGGACGTTTTCCAACAACACATATTGCGGTCGTAATATGCGAATGATACGAGCGAACTCAATCCACAATCCTGTTCGTGTTCCATCCCTCAACCCTTCCCGTTTCCCGGCAAAAGAAACATCCTGGCATGGGAAACCACCGCACAACACATCAACCTTCGGCGCTGTCTCGTCTATCAACCTCACATCATCATACACCGGAACATCAGGCCAATTCTTGTGCAGCACATTCCTGGCGTATGCGTTATTCTCGCACATCCAAACTACACTCATTCCTGCACGTTCCAAGCCCAAATCAATCCCACCAATACCGCTGAACAAACTCCCAACCGTCAACTGTCTTGTGCTATGTGTTTCCATACCCAACACAATACACCAACACCATGACACTACATGTCAAAAAATATTCACCCACCCAAAGAAATATCAAAATAATTCGACTTCGCTTAAAATGCTTCTAAAATTGATACCACAAGAATAAACAGCCCAACCCTTAACTTTGTTCGTCTAATCAAATAAAATGCAACCACGTAAACAACAGCCGCCAAATTCGTCGTGTCTTGTCTTTGTTTTGGTTGCGGTTCGTACACACAACACTCGAATCCATTCCTATCGTCAACCTCAACGCCCAACAACACACCCAACCATGCTGACCACACCCTAAACACAGCCAAGCGCCACATCAACCAGAGACGGCGAATCGAGCGGGCTCACAACCCAAGGCCGGATACTTCTCTCTATGTATTCAAGAGTTCTTTGTACTTATTCTTAACTCTTAAGAGGGTTATAGTATATAATAGCTATTATATATAAGTGGCTCTTAACTCTTGGCCTCTTGACTCTTAATGTCTTGATATTGTTTTAAATTACTTCATATTTGCGGCGTACGCGTACACACCAAAACAACACACATCGAACTCACTCTCGAAATCTTCAACGTCCTCGCTTTGTAGTCTTAATGTTGGTCAACCCGATAGGTAGGCCATAGACTTAGTGTGTATCAAATGTGATACAGGTTTATAAACTCTTAATCGTAGGTGCGAAAAAAATGCACACCTCAAGTGGGCGAACCTTGCAAAATGCAATACTTTTCACATTTCCAGCAAAAGTGTGCAGGTTCCGACATGTAGGGTAGCAGAAACGCTACTGTATGGTTTTGTGTCCCAAAATAATAATTAGTGGACACATCCGGCGTTTTCGACCTGTTAAAATGCAGGGCAAAACAGCGCAAAGCCAGGCCCATACCCCCTATCCGGTTTTTGGGGACCCAGGGGGGTCGGCCTCTGGGGGCTGCCCTTTGACAAATCAGATTTTTAGATTTTGGATTTTTTGGATTTTCGAGGTTTGACGGCGGGATTTATTGTGAGTCTGAAGATTGGGATGAAACCATTTGCTGTTGGGAGTTTGCGAATATATTTCTGTTTAGTGAGTCGTTTCATGGCTGATTTGATGGCCAAGAAGTGAATTCCTAGTGTTTTCCTGATGTGGTTCCGTGAGATTTGGACATCGAGGGAGGGTGTAGCGTAGCAGAGCATGAGGATGAGGATACATTTATCGTGGGATTTGAGGTTGGGGTCGACGATCCAGTCTGTTGGGATTTCTACGGTGTGTTTAGGTGGGAGGGAGGCGTTTGGGTGGATCTGGTCATCGCCGAAGACGTTATTGTTTGCGTATTTCATCACATCACTTCGAGTAGTGGGGTTGGCGGGGTGTTTCGGATAATTGTGGTGGTTATTTGGTGGGGCTGGTTAAATGGGACGGGTGTGAAGGGTTTTTGTGGTTGGGCTGGCTGAGCCTGGGCGTATATTTGGGATGTTTCGTATGGGAACTGGGCTTTGAAGGCCATGATACAGAAGCCTTGGAATGCCCGGCGTTTCATTTCGGGCGTATACCAATCTGGGGCGTTATCTCTGAGTTGTTTATTGGCGATATTGACGATGTATTCTTGTTTTTCGGGTGGCAGTTGTTGGATTGCGGCGGTAATGGTTTCACATATTGCGAGTCGGCGATTGAAGTGGGCTTCGTCATTGGCGAAGGAAGATTCGGCGGTTCCGTCCTGGGGCTGTAGGTTATGGGTGATTTCTTTGAGTTCGGCGATGGATGGGAAGCGTTTGGAGTTTGCAGTGGCGTATTCTATGGCTTTATACATGGTTTCGTAGTCTATATGGGACAGTTTTTCGTGATAGATGGCGCATTTACCGCTGGCGTTTTTGGAATATTCGCCGAAGACGGTAACGAGTTTCGAGTATAGGAGAGAGAAGTCTTCTAGTGAGGTCATTTTGTGAACCTTTCGTTGATTTGTTTTAGTTTTGCAGCTTCTTTTTTAACTTGGTCTAGGAATGAGTCGGATTCGGTATTGTTGTTATAACTTAGAGAGTTTGAGGCTTTTTCATTGGCGATTCTTAGCCAGTTAGCCAGGAATGTGCTGAAGCTTTTAATTTCTCGGCCAGTATCTTCCGCCCAGAGGAGGGATAATTCGATTTCGGCATAAAAATCTTTAATGAGGGGATATTTTACTTTGTAGTGTGTATCTAGTCTTTTTTGGATATCTTCTCGTCTTTTTTCGATTTGTTTTTCTAGTGATAATGGCAGCTTACGTGGTTTGCGGGCGGTCTTCTTCTCTTCTTCTTTCTTTTGTTTCTCTTGTTTCTCTTGTTTAGGGCTTGTATCTATTTGCGATGATTCAACAAAGAGGGGCGTCGTGCTATCGTTTGGATATGGGATTGCTATAGGATTGCTATGGGTCGTGCTATTAATAATTTTTTGACGCTTCTGATATGCTTCGTAATTAACGATTTTAACAACATATGGGATGCTACGGGGATTGCTATCGTTTGGATATGGGATTGCTATAGGATTGCTATCGTTAAAGTCAAAATATATTAATCGCTTTTCGGATACTAATTTATCTAGGAATTTTTTGACCTTGTTTGTGTTTTTTCTGTGTTTAGGTCCATAAAACCAACCCCAAGATCCGGCAAGGTCGCTTAGTGTTGTAATTAGTTCGCCCGTGTTTTCTTTGTCGTAACCTGCGGCGCCAATTAACCATAGCCAAGCGGCCAGTTCGCAGTATTCGCAATTAAATCGGCGAAAGGCTCGACGATAAAACAAAAAGAAGCCGCCGTCTTCCATCATTCGGCCTCGCCAGCGTGGGTGAAATCCCAGACCCTAGCTTTGTGAAGCGCTGCTACAATTGTTGGAGTTATTTCTGCACAAAAAGGGCCGTTATCTGTATCCCAACAGTGCTGACAGAAAGGATACCCGCCATGTCCGGGGTCAAAGGCAACCTGATATCCACATTTTCCAGATTCACAGTCGCCCCAATATGCGGGATACCATGCACCTTTTTTGTTGTTGGACAAGCAGACCATAGAATTCTCGTTATCAACCTTGCGGTCGTGCTGAAGCGCCAACCCATTAACCACGGAAAGATCAAGGGTTTCTTTAACTTCAATTCCAACATAAAAAGAAGGAATGGGTCCATAAAAAAGACAAACGCTGGTTGGTTGATACCTAGTTGTTGCGATAGATTCGAGTTTTCTTAACTCTGTTAGCGTTGGTGGTCCACCTTTAATCTCAACCCACAAATCAAGATCATGGATATAAAAGTCTGGGACATACCCCCCGAGTTCCTTCCCCAAATCGAACCCCTCTTTTTCGTATTCCCACTGGACACCAATCTCGTCATAAAACAGCGCCCATCGAGCCTCAATTCTGGACCTAAACTTTATTCCGCTATAAAAGGTGGGAATGGCCTTTATTTGAAGTTGTTTTTTTCTTTGCACGACTTATCCCTCCTCGATTTCTCGCAAGTCTCTCGTTAGTTCGTCGTCCCTGTGTTTATCGAAGGCGTCGGGATCGCCCCAGACCATACGGTCATAATGTTGCCAGCGCAGTCGGTCTTGCTCGTCTCGGTCTTCCGGTGACATGAATGATCTTTCAAGTTGTCGGGGCATTTTTGCCTTCCTTCTTCTCGATGAGTTCCTGTAGCACCATTGTGTCGAGTTGGGCGCATAGGTCGTCGTCGTGCACACGTTGCGCCGCATAATAGGCGAGCATGTATTTGTCACTGGTTCGTAGGCACATGAAGTCTTTCATTAGCTTGGCGTCATTGCCTTTATAGAGGCTCAACGCCGTATTTCTGGCTGTTACAAACCGGAAATAACGCTGGATACTGACCTTGTTAGCCATTTTCGCTCTCCTGAAACTTCCGCCACATGGCTCGAGCTTCGTCGATGTCGATTACTTGTAGCTGTTCCCCGCAGAAGGGGCATAATTGAAAGACTTCGTAGTCTTTGGTTAGGATGTAACGATAACCCTTTACCCAACCGTGGGTTTCGCACAAATACAGCTCGATAGCTTCAGTCGCCATTGTTTTTGTCTCGCACCATCACATATCTGTGAATTGGCAGGCCGCACTGAGGGCATATCCACGTGAATTTGCCGCCGAAGGACGCCTTAAACTCGGCGTAATCGAAATCCTCCCGACACTCAGTGCAAAAGTAGACGTGTTGTATTTTTGGTTCTTCCATTTTAACACCTGTCGCAATACCCGGCCAAAACACCGAGGTGAACTGCGTCTCTGGCGTGTTCCGAACCATTAGCGTTTTCGCCTAAGCTACCGACAATCATGGCGGCTTCGGCTTTCGACGCTTTTCCCTTGCTGAGATATTTAACCGACTCACTGAACTCGTAAGAGATGGCCATGATTATTCCCCTGGCCTCGGCGCATGTCACCATAGTTTGGAACCTGTTCGTGGGCGAATGCGTTTCCCATGCCTCAACCGTTATGCTGTCCGGCTTGGCGCAATGTGTGTTGTATAGTGTCAAGAAAAGACCACGCAATTTAATTGACAAGTCTTTCAACCGGTCTACCTTGAATTCACCTTTCGGCCAGATTGTTCCTGTCTGTTCGACCTTCCCGTCAGCGAAGACGGCCCATCCGGTCGCCGTTAAACCTGGGTCAATCGCTATTTGATACATTGGATGTCCCTCTCAACGTCGAGTTCGGTGGATAGCCTCTCAAGAAACATCACGAGGCGTCGCTGGTCCATTGGGTTGGGCGATTTGGCCTTCATCATGCGGGACAACACCTTGCGGCTCATATTAACGAGGCTCGGTCCAGAAAGTGCGACTATATTCTTAGGCTTTTGCATATCTAATCCTCCAATGTGATAAAGGAGGGATGAACCAACGGGACACAAGGGGAAGTCGGGGCCCCGTGCCGGTCGGTCCATCCCAAACTGTTAACCTTTAATCCTGCCGAATCGACGCTTCGTTCCGTCAGTCTGCGATATCGCCAAGTCAAGAATCGACTGACGCAGATCCGGGTAGCGCCTCTTGGAAATCCGCTCTATTGCGGTCTTGGATAAGTTGACTATCTTCGCTATCTCGTCTATCGGCATGTCCGACGAGAGCATCGCCTGTAGTGCGAAGGTTTTATCGACATCGTAGTCAGAAACGGGATTCCACCCGAACTTGTCCTCGCCTATTTCGATAGGGCCATTCTCGTCGCTCCAATTCTTTAGTGTTTCTTCAACAATCTTGGCTGCGGCCTGAACCTGTTGGACGCCCTGTAACGCAAAAGACGCTATACTTGGGGGAATGACCTCCAACTCGCCTCGGTAAATAGCCATAAACGCCAGACCAATCGCCGCCATCTCAACAGGAAGCGTTGCGTCTATGAGGGCCGGAACATCGGCGGATAACGGACATTCCTGGCCGTGGAAGGCGCATGGCTGGCCATACCAGCTCAAACAGTGGGCGCCAGGGTTGGGATCCGGGCTCGCTTCGGCTATTTCCGTAATGGCCTGGGCGATGCGTTCCCGTGCTGTGTCGATATCTTCCCTGTTATAGATGTGTTCGTAGTGTTGGCCCGACCGACAGTAAAAATAGACGAACATCAGGTCTTCGGTTTCCGGTGTGGCGTCATTGTCCCACACGAGGACCGAATAGATGTCCCGTTCCATCGGGTCGTCCAGTTCCCAACGGCCAGTCTTAAGGTCTTCAACGAACAGGCGGGAATTATTTAAACGGCCCGACCTATCTATGTAGCCATGAACCAGTTCATTTTGGTAATGTTGCTCGAGTTTCTGATCCAACACATCCGAGTAAACGGACTTAGCAATTGTCTGTGCGAGCAGGCCCGATACTTCGGGGTCAGAAATCTCGGCGAGTGTCGATTCATAGTCGGTTGCGCCCGATAGAATCTTCGCTCGCCAATCGTGAACTTGCCTGCCTGCGGAAGCCGCAGCGCTGTCACCGTCTTTGAGGCCAAGAATCTTCGTGGCGTATAAGTGCCAGGGACACTTCTGAAATACGCCGTAAGATGTTTTGCTTAGTGGAAACAATCCTTCCATTAGATTCGCTCCATCAACCTATACCGGCCAGGGCCGGGGCTGTCTTTTACAATCGGAAAGTGGCAGGCTAATCCCTCGATGTAGCGGTATGCGGTCCTAACCGTGACATTGAGTTCCTTGCCTATCTGCTCGGGTGTGAATCCCATCTTGTTGCGTTGGAATAGGCTCACAATTTGGAATGCCCGATGTATTGTGTTGCCCGTTCTCATTATTTCATCCTCGTGGACGGCAGGAAGGCTTCCTCTTGAAGGGCCTTTAATAATTCGCCGGATCCGAACTTGCGAAGGGCCTCGACATCTGTGATTTGGGTTACATCCTCAACGCCGAAGTGTTTGAGAATTAACGCAGTCGCATAATTCCATCCTGTTTCCGGGTCGGACATCTGTTGGCTGTAGAATTTCTCAATTTCCCGGTATTTCTTGCCGACCGGCGTTTCATCCCATGCGTTATCGCTGTCTTCTGATGTAGCGGTTTCCGTTGGTGTATCTTCCTGGCGGGGCGCAGCCTTCGTCGCCCTGGTTCGCTTGGCTGGTTCCGGTTTCGGCGCTTCTAACGCAGGGAATATCGGCTTCGCTGTCTCTACAACTTCCGGGGAATCGTAATATTCCTGAACTTCGCCCTCAACATAGACAGCCGCCGCTCCATCTGGGAATAACGCCGCACGGCGATGCGCCGCAGCTTCAGCGCACTTCAGAATCATCACATCCGGCATTATCTGCCAATTCTCTGTTAAACGGCCCTGAACCTTTTTGGCGTATGACTTGAATACCGCCGTCGCCATTACCGGCTCGGGATATCCCATTACACGTATGCCCATTGTGCCGCTGATTATCTCGGTGTGTGTGTCGGGGTCGTATTCGGAATGCTTAACTGTTACTGTCTGGCCCTGTTCCGTCCGACACAGCATCGTTCCTTCCGTCAGGCCGAGGTAACGACCCGATCTGGCCGACATTTTGCGATAACCACCAATACTGGTTATCAGCGTCATTGGATGTGTGCCGTATTTAAGGGCGTAGATTTCCCGGCTGAATGGATCCAGGTTCAAATGACTAGCCGTGGCGACATAGACCTTGAACTCTATTGGATCCAGCGACTTCCCGTAAGACGCACGCAGGATAGCGACTTCCTGCTCGTCAAACTTCCTCTTTTGCTGAACAACAGGCTGAAACCTGTGATCGGCAAGGGTTAACTCTTGCGACATTTTCCTGATCCTCCTTTTTTCCGCTTATCAATCACTGTGATACCCGCCCAAAACCATGAATTAGATGATTTAAGGGCTTTCCTTCCTTCAACGTATTGTTCATCTGTCAGCCAGTGTTCACATGTGCGACATGAGATAAAGTGGGCGTCTACCGTGCCCGAAGTGTCGAATCGACGCATCTTTATCTGTCTGCGTTCACACTGAACCAGCGTTATCTTGGCCGCTAGTCGGCAGTTGATGAATTCGTCTTCCATTGCTAAACCAACACCGATCTTGGGCGACCAAGTTGCTTCTTGGGTCGTTCTGGGGTTGTGGATGGCTCGTAGGGTTTAATGATGGCTTCCAAGGCATCCAGATAAACCAGATAGGTGTTGCGGCCAGATTCGCCGATGGATAACCGGGCGTGCCGAATCCTATTCTCTTGACACATCCGGCGTAACGTGGCGGAACTCAGGCCAGAAAGCCTGGAAGCGTCCCGCAGATTGAGTGTTGTTGGTTTTTCTGTGTCCATTAGCTTGCCGCTATCGTGTCGAATATAGAAGATTGTGGAACAACAAGCTCTGCGGCCTTCAGGTTACGAACAGCCACATCGAAATAGGATTTCTTCAGTTCACACCCGATGAATTTCCGCTCAAGCTGGATGGCCTTGTAACCTTCTGAACCAATACCCATGAAAGGTGAGAAGACGGTTTCCTTTGGGGCTGACCACAACTTCACACATCGCTCAATGACACCAAGTTGAAGTGGACACAGGTGGCGCTCGTCCTCGTTTTCTCTGGCGATGGTTACATTTAAAACGTCTGTCTCTTGTATCCCCCCAGGGTAGAATTCAGACTTGCGATACCAGACCGGGGCGGCCCACTCTATCCATTCTTCGTTGGTTATCCAGCCCTCATTGGCTTTCTTGCGATAGCGACCCATGCCCGCAGGAATAGGCGCAGCATTGTCTCCAGGTTTCTTAAAGTGCAGGACATAATCCGGTAACGCCATCCGCATGTGCGACGAGTCTATTGATAGCGTCTTGAATAATAGGCCCCTGTCTTTTGTCCTGATGGCTTTTACCTGTGGGTCTTTGTCAATGACTATCTCGCCATAATAAATCCAGCCAGCGTCGATGTGGGCCTGAATAACGGCGCCACGGAAATCCTTTATGCCTGCGTAACCCTCGACGCCCTTGAATGTGATTCCTTGTGTCAAATGAACCAGGCACGACCGGCCCGGCTGAAGAATCCGCAGCATTTTGTCCGGCGCTATGAGGTATTTGTAATGCTCAATCATCTCGTCTTGACTTGACACATTACCCATATCCCTCGGTGTGTTGGTGTAGACATACATCCCAGGAAACGGCGGGGAATATACAATCAGGCCCACGCTATCTGTGGCGACATTATCAACAGTGTCCACACTGTCACCCAGATACGCCGTCCACTTCATGCCGTGTTCAACGGTCGTAACATAATCCGCCGTTTCCCTTTTGGACTTAAATACGCTCTGTTGACCGGCGTTTGAGATTAGTTCGTCATACATTTTGGTTGATTCATCCTCCTTTCTTTGAATATTGGCTATGATTCCGCCGTCCGTGTCCGCAACCACCAAATGCACATTGACCGGGTGTTCCTGGCCGAACCGCCAACACCGGCGAACAGCCTGATAGTATTTCTCGAACGAATGAGACAGACCCAGGAATATGACGTTGTGACAGCACTGCCAGTTGATGCCGAATCCGGCGATTGACGGCTTCGTAACCAGCACACGAATCGTTCCGTCCGAGAATCCGAGGATTGACTTCTCTTTGTATTCAGGGGAATGTGAGCCCCGGATTTCAACTGCGCCCGGTATCATCTTTGTGACCATTTCGCTTTCGATATTCAGGTCACACCAGATTAGCCATTGAGATTCATCCGTCTGGACCAGTTCGGCGCACTTTGTCACCCTGTCAACCAACGTGTCCCTTCTGGTTTGTCGCTGTTCATCTAATGATTTTGTTTCGACAGGGAACAATGTTCCAGATTCAAAACAGTTGGTGTCTATCGTGTGTTGATTGAGAGACAGAGGGGGCAGAACGAATCCGTTATTATCGAAGCCGAGGTCAGCGGGCATACGCAATGCAACGGCCCACGAAGCCAACCATACCCAGAAGTGTTTGGCCGCATGACCCTTTAAACGCCACCGATGCGCCTCGCTTGAGAAATCCTGCGTGAAAAACAGGGCCAAGACTTCCTTGACTGACATGATGCCCAGGAAATCCGAATGATTTACTATTTCCATTGTGTCGTTCGGGGCTGGTGTAGCTGTGCAGGCCAAACGGTAGGGAATTGATGACGCAAACTCCGAGACAGCGACCCGGAACTTCCCGCCATACATGTTTTTGAGGGCGCTGGAATTGTGAACAAGAATACCGGCTACACTGAAAGATGGATGCCGAGTTGCGCCAATGTCGTAAAAATATATCCGTCCTTCGGCGTCCTTGAGTCTCTCCAGTTCAGGATTTCCTTGTTCGAGAACCTCAAGACCCTCCACCCTAAAGACTCCAGTTTCTGTGTTTTCTTCTGGTCCTGTTCCTTCCGGCTGTAGTGGCAGGCGCCATCCACCTCGATGCAAATTTTCTTCTCTGGATTGGCTAAGTCTATCTTGTAGCACGTTGGATAGCCGGCTGTTCGTTTTCCCAGTGACAAGGCAAACTCCGCTATCCATCCTTCTGGCAATCTCTCCATCAAGAACGCCTGCGGCACTGTCATTCCCGTCCCGTTTCCGCCACGAACGGAAGGTCTGTGGTTCATGGCTTTCAATATACGGGAAACCTTGGCCCGAATGTTTGGGTCCAACATCGGGTTGAGCCGAGCCAACCTCAACCGTTGTGCTATAGCCCCGGGATTGTCCGACCGTAACCATTCCGATGTTTTTCTGCCCCGTTTCGCCCTGACAGCAGGGGAATGCACAATCGCCAATATCTCCGGCTGATTCATCCGCCATTTCGCTGAGCAGGATGTCCCGCAGAACCGCCGAGGTTTCGGCGAGTAAGCCTTTGGAACAAACATCCTCCCACACCACAGACAATGCCTTTCCTGTCTCCACGACATAATCACCTGGGCGCAAATCTTGTGCTCCAATCCATCCTCGCTGCGTGAAGAAGGGATGATTTGGGCTGGCAATAAGTGTGTCTTTTTTGATGAAAACTTTGGCGGCATGTTTGACCTCTCTTCTGTGAATGTCTGAAACGCAATCAACGCCGGCTGCGTTCAGAATGAAATCCCCATTCCGTATGTCTTCTATTGGTCTCTGTGTTGGCTTGTCGTTAATTAGACAATCAACTAATGTTCCCTTCGCAAAACACTCATCCAACACCAGTCCACTGAACTGATTCGGGTCGAAATTCTTTAGCATCTCATAGTTGGTGATATTGATTCCCGGCTGGATATCTTCCTGCGTCCGGCAAATGTTCACGGGGATTCCGAACTTGTCACCCTCTCTCTTGGTCTGATGTGACACAGCCAATGGAGCCAGAATCAACACATCCCCGAACGTGTGCGCCCGAACGTGTCTCGCCCACTCAAGTTGTATTCCGGTCTTCCCGAGCCCACAGTCGGCGAAAATGGCGGCCCGCCCACGCTGAACCGCCCACTTCACAATGGCTTTCTGAAAAGGAAATAGCTTTGAGTTGATAGCCGCCTCGTCAATCTCGAAGCCGCTCTCAACATCGAATATCTCTTTTGATTTTATGAAGGATGTGTAATCCATAATTCCCATAACCCCGTTGTGTTGTTTGGTGTGGGTTTTGAGGCCCACACCCTATGTTATATTCTGTCTAGTCTTTGAGGTAGGAGACAGATCTTCTATGTCTTAGAAGAGCCATAGGTAGATATAATCTTCCGATATGTCTTGGGTTTTGTTCTTGTATATGTTTGTCTGTTTCTGGCTTGTTTATAGATAGCAAGTCTTCATATTCGGAACGCTCAGTTTCCATACAGTATGTTGATGTCGTCCCTTTTTTCGGTAGTAGCAAGGGAACATGGGTCGCAGGCTTTCTCTCTCCATCTGAGCCTCGAGATGGAGAGATATTTAGGAGATGTTTCTCAAGTTGTATCTCTAAACGAAGTCTTTTATTCATTAGGCGGTGAGCCATAAACTCGTTCCAACAAAAAACTATTGTGTTTCCCACTCTTGGTGAATATTGATTTATCTTAGGATAATCTTGGATCAAGAAGTTTCTTAAATGAAAGGCGGGGCTGTCTGATGTGAGTCCATCACCTTTATATACTAAATCTACAAACTCTGACGCTCTACCCGCATCCCCAAAGTAGTGAGTAAAATAAAAATGCAAAGCGCTTATAGCACTGCGTGGTCCGGATATTTTATTCGAACCATGGTAGTTGTGTATTAACTTAACTGAACCGGAAACTTCCGGGTGGTTAATAAAATACTCCAGACGTTCATTCTCTAAAGATTGGTTGGCTATCAGACGCATATTAGTACGGTACGAAGCAATCTCCCTTTTGTTATATACAAAATCCCAAAGCAATCTCACTGCTGCATCATCTTCACCCCTCATCATCAGACCTAACATGCGGGCAGAATCAGAGAGTGTTCTTTTTCTGTGTTTATCTATAGTCATAATACATCTTTCGTTAAGATTAAAAGCACAGAAAACTAACTGTGTTATACCCGTGGTTCTTATACTTTCAAGCCGATGTTGCCCGTCAAAAAATGAACAAATACCGTTCTGTCTGGTGAACAATAACGGAACAAAATTCATCTCCCACAGTCCCTGTTCCATAAATTTGCTATACTGAGAGACTACAGATTGGACAATTTTTCGGTTAGGCACTCGGTCCTCCGAGTTCAAAAGCATAAGAGCATCGTCTGGTGTGATTTTACATACGACCCCAAAACTGTCATCTGGGCATGTATCAGCAAAAGACAACCACTCGGCAATACTTGTGCCCGAATCTCTTCCCTCAATCCTGTCAGTGTAACGATCCTTCATCATCTTTTTCCTCCTCCTTTTCTAAGGTATCCGATCTAGCTTCTTACAAAAAACTCTTCCCAATAAAGTGAGGCGCTAACATCTTCAATATTGCTGGTGGTTTGTTTAGGTGGGTCATTAGCGCCTCAAACCGTTATATCTCTTGTGAACCGTCAAATATCTTTTGACAGTTCAAGCCTTTGCCGAAGCAACAGATGCCACACCAGAATTCCCGCTCTGAAATCCCCAACACTCGCAATATGTGTGTCATCTTTGATTGGTTTGGCCGGGACCGGCCAGCCTTCCATTGTTCGAGAAGTTGTCGACTGACTTTGAGCCTTCTCGAAAACGCTGAATCTGTCTCGCCGTCAATGCGAAACGTATTTAATCTTGTATAAAACAAACCTCACCCTCCGAACTGTGTCAAATTTTTCTTGACACTTTCAACCCCGTATGCTTACACTAAACAAAAGTTTTCTTTCGTTACCGTGCTTCTTTTTCATTATATTAAAATGTAAAAACGAATGTGCAATAAAGTGTGATATTATGTCAAGTAGAAAAAGTGCAAATGTAAAAAATAAGTGCAATGAGTTTTGGTCAATATTCAAACCGTTAATCACCAAAAGGCTTAAACAGAAGGCTACGGACGGCGCTATCCGTGATTTTATGGGGTGGACGACTACTCAAAAAGTGCTGAGGTATCGGGACGGCACAAATACGCCGAGTCCAACCACGCTTGACCAGATAAAAGATAGGTTAAACCTAACCGGCGCAATGATTACAGCGCTCGCCAGGGCGTGTGACCGAGACATTGAAACAAAGAAACAGCTCAGGGCTGAAATTAAGCAAACAGACACACAAGTAATTGAAAACAAAGGAAGAAAATTAAGTACGCGTAAGCAACAGCCAGATATAATTGATACAGCTTCTGACGTTGAAGGTCAGATTATTTCAATTGATGAGGAGGAAGATGACGGTATGTGTGGACATGAAGACTCGGACGAAATCCGACAAAACATGAAGTTGGCGCTGGATGTGCTGGAACTCGGCGGCGATATTGTTGGCGACGAGGCGACGAGGGTTGCCAGGGAATTGCTGGCGAAGTCCATAACCCGGTTGTCAGGGATGGCGGCGCATTCGGATATATTGGGAAAGAAGCGGGTTAATTCGTCAAAATAACAACGGGGGGACCAAATTGTCTTTGTTTGGTTAAGGGAGGGAAGAAAAAGACAGAATCGTCAAAACGTAACAGAGAATCCAAACATCATTCTAATTCACCTAACATCTATTTAATCACACCATGATAAAACAACGATGCCCACAGTGCCGCAGATTTCAAGGATATGATGAGTCGACTTGCGCTTGTGGGTCTTCACTGCCCCGGTCGCAGAAGGATGTTTGGTGCTACACCAAGCGGAACGGCCAGCGACACTTTAAACGGCTGGGGCGAATCACAAAGGTTGAAGCGGAAGCGGCTCACGCCCGGTGGTTGACCGAACTGCTTCAACCGCAATCCTACACTGCGGACCAAGTTGTCCTTGACAGCGCATGTCAGATGTATGTCGACAAACTCAGGGACGCCGACAAGCCGTATTATCGTGAGGCCCGATTATTCCTTGACAGGCTTATGACCGTGGTTGGCCAGGGGATAGCGCTTCCCGACATTACGACCGAACTCGCTAGAGAATACCAGCGCCGGGTCGTCAAGGGCGGGGCTTCGCTGGCCTACGCCGACAGGCATGTGGCAATCGCCAAGGCCATGTTCGGATATGTGGCGCCGCATCTTCCAAATCCGTTCAAACTCGTTAAGATGTTTCGGCCCGACAATACACTGGTTAGGATGCTGACCAACGAACAGGAAGCCGAACTATTGAGGAATGCTCGGGAGTTGAAGACGAAGAATATGCCGTGGCTACCAGGAATAATACTCGTTGCGCTTCGAACCGGCCTCCGGCGTAACAACATCCTCTCGCTTAAATGGGAACAGGTGAACTTTGACACCAGGTCAATCGCCGTGATTCAGAAGGGGAAGCGTAGGCTGTCCGTGCCGATCGCCACGGATTTAATTGAAGCGCTTCAAGAATTACAGACACTTAGCAACAGCGAATATGTTTTTCCGAACATCAACACAGGGAAGCCCTACGGCCATTTCGACAAGTCATGGAAGAAACTCAAGTTGGCTTCGGGCATACCCTTACACTTCCGATTTCACGACCTCCGCCACCACGTAGCGACCAAGCTCGCCCGCAACACACGGAATCCGCTGATTGTGCAAACCATCCTCGGCCATTCGGCGCTTGCAACCACACAGAAATATATGCACGTCTTTAATACCGACCTGACAGACGCCGTAGACAGCCTGAAGTAAAAAAACACAGCACAATATTTTTTTTGACATGTAATGACACACCTGTGTTGTATAGTGTTTTTAAAACTACTATTTCATGGGGTGCAACATGAATATTACGTGTCGGGAATACAAGGAGCTTGACTTAACGCTACGCATGAGCCAGGCCGAAACGGACGCATTAATCACAGTGCTATATCAGGCCACAAGCGACCTTGTGCTGGATAACGAACAGATAAAAGTAGCCAACAGTTTGCTAGGGGCGTTACGGGGGGATAAACGTGGTTCGCTTTACCGTGTCGACCCGGCTTAACGGCAACAAGCCCCGGATATGGAAGGCGGACAAAGACAGCGTGGCAAAGTTCAAGGTCAATCAGGTTCGAGTCGGTCACGACAATGCGGGAAAATATTACATGGTGGATGTTGTCGCTCCAATGGCGGCAATCGCAGGCAGGGAAGGAACTACGATAATAGAGGAGAGGTTCAAGCAATGATTAGAGTCTATGTTGCGGGCGCATACAGTTCGGACAATGTGATTGGTGTCTTAGGTAACATGCGGCGGGGGATCAATCAATCACTAGATATACTTGAAGCGGGCTTTGCGATTCTGTGTCCTTGGCTGGATTTCCAATTTGGATTAAATCGACCACTGACACTGGGGCAATATCAAGCGAACAGTATAGCGTGGCTCGAAGTGTCCGATGCAATGTTCCTGGTCCCCGGCTGGGAACACTCGAAGGGGACACAGGCCGAGATAGAAGTGGCAAACGACCTCGGCATTCCAATCTACACTGATATTGATTCGCTGCTTCGATATCGTGATGTGTTGGAAGCTATGAAGGCCCAACAACAGAAGGAACTCAACTCATGCGCCGGTTAGTCTCATGGGTATGGTTACAATACCGGCTGTGGCTTTTGAAGAGGAGGCATTATGGATAGGAGGAAGTGGCTATGGAAGTAACGCTCAACAGGGACATTCTGGTCAAGGCAATGGCCGACCTAACGCCAATAGCGGACAAGTCGACGGTCCTTCCAATATTGACCCATGTTTTTATTCGGGTCGAGCCAGGCGCAATATCTCTCGTGGCGACCGACCTCGAACTTGGTTTGAAGATTGACAACGTAGACGAATCAATCTCGGTTACAACAATGGGAACGGTGGCGCTACCGGCCCGCAAACTGTTTGAAATCGCAAAGGCGATGGATAATCCGTCAATTTCTATTTCAGTGAACGACAAATTCAGGGCCAAGATTACATCGGGCTCGTCACGGTTCGAGTTGCCGGGGCTATCACCAGAGGATTTCCCTACGTGGGAATTCCCCGACGATTCGGCTGAGTGGTCGTCTACCAATGCCGGTTCGTTTCTGGATTTAATGAAGCTGGTCATCTTCGCCGGGTCGAATGACGATTCAAGGTATAACCTAAACTCAATTCTGTTTGAGGTAGCTGACGGTAAGTTGCGACTGGTGGCGACCGACGGGCATAGGCTATCTCAACTGGACACGGGGATAGAAGTTAAGTCTGAGGATAAAAAGTATATCGTTCCCAAGAAATCAGCGATGGCGATTATGAACTTCCTGAAAGGGAAAGAGGGGAACATTCTGATACTGTTAACACCGAAGAATATCTATCTTGACACGCCCAACGCAACTATTCGGTCCAGATTGGTAGAGGGTGAATATCCAGACTACACGAAGGTTGTTCCGCTCGGTTCGTTCGAGCCTATCCTGGTAGTTTTGGACGACCTTAAAAGCAGCGCAGGAATCTGCAATCTAATGACCTCAGATAGAAACAGAGGCGTGAACATAGTTGTCGGGGCTGGAAGTCTGGATATGTCCGCTACACATCCAGATTGGGGGACCGCTCAGAATACTATTGACGTGGAATATATCGGCGAACGGGTAGAGTGCATTTTAAACGGGGCATATCTCACTGACGCATTATCCGCATTCGCCGTAGACAAGATTCTACTGGAATACCGAAACAAGGATGCGCCGGTTATCTTCCGGTCTATCCAGCCAACGCCGACCAACTACTTCAGCTTGATTATGCCGATGAGGAGGTAGCCAAAAACAGACATTGACTTTAGTTCAGCGAGATGTGAATATATTAACACCTAGTCCTTGCGGGCCGAACCGCCGCCGGATGGCGTGCTTGTCTGAGAAATCAGACTAGGCCGTGAGGACGACATCATTCAATTCCCGCCTTTTTCTTTTATATCTTTTTTAATCAAGGCCCGGACGTATGCGCTAAAATTTAGACCCATTTCCTCTGCGAGTACGCGTACGCGTACGTAATCGGGTTCGTCTAAGAATATCCAGTGCTTAACTTTTCCAGCCTTTGCTTTTGTTATCATTTCATCCTCTTTTGAGTATCATTTAATGATAATAAAGTGGATATATCAAAAAAAAGTGAAAGTAAAGTCTTTTTCTGTCAAATATTTCTTGACATGATAATTAGGTGGATATAAAGTGGATACATAAAGAGAACAACAAAGGAGATAGAAGATGAGCAAAATGGAAGAAATCGAAAGATACTTGATGGAACTGGCGACAAAGACACGCAAACCGAACATCGCTTACGCTAACATGATGAACGTAATCTACGGCCCACAGTTTAAAATGATTCACCTGGGTGACTAACAATAAAGCGACCCGAGCAAGTCGAAAAAAGGCTCACAAAAGGAGAATCCGATGCAGACAGCACTTCAAATAAGCAACCCGAACATGGAAGTATTGGACGCCCTGATGACCGCAGGGGCATCGCCAAAGACCGGCAAGGAATACTTCAGCGACCTGCAACAATTGGGACGCATCGCCGGAAAGAGCCTGCACGGAATACTTGAGTCTTTGTTGTCTACCCGTGAGCAGGCTTTCGTGATGGTCGGGAAACTTCGCCAACAAATGATAACGGCGGGCCTCGCTCCCAACACAATCAACCGACGCTTGGCTACGATCCGTGGACTTCTCCGGGTCGCAAGGGACATGGGAATAATTGGCTGGACAATGGATATCAAGAACCTGAGAACAGTCAACGTCAGGAACACGCAGGGGCCCGGAGTAGAAAAGGTCAGAGAAATGCTGGCCGAAGTGAAAGACACGGCCCAGGGCGCAAGAGACAGGGCAATCCTGGCGCTTCTGTCTACAATGGGGCTGAGAAGGACAGAAGTTACGGCCCTGAACATCGAAGACCTGCAAGGCTCGAAGATTCGGGTCCAACGCAAAGGCTCGCTCGGCTATGTGACAATGACCGTTCCCGAGGCTACGTTGGCGGCAATAAACACATGGCTGCGATTCAGAGGCGAAGGGTCGGGGCCTCTGTTCACGTCTTTTGATAGGGCAGGGAAGGGTGACGGAAGATTGACCGGGCGCTCAGTGGCCCGCATAACCAATCAGAAGGGAGGATGTTCACCGCACGCGTTGAGACACACAGCGATAACCACCGCCATTGAAATGGCTGACTCTATTGGTGTAGAGTTCACAGAATGCCGCCAATTCAGTGGACACAAACAGATTGAAACCCTGTTGATATACAGGGATCAGATTCGCAACACTCAGGGCCGCCTGGCTGAAGCGGTGGCCGGAAGGATGATGGGGTGATGGATTTAGGAACAAAAGCAGTATGGCAGCTAGAGTTTTTTGAAGAAAAGCTACCAGGGATATCAGAAATAGAGATATGGATTATAAAATACAACAAACCGTACCCTTATCCCAGCACCTTCAATAATTATAAAGACGCAATAGCATTTATAGAGAATCATGCAGTAAAAGAAGATAGCGTTGAAGAGGTTGGAATAGGGCTTTTTAACAGAATCAGGCACGAGAAGACTGCGGAGGAGGTGTAAACATGCTCGTGAATAATCTTGTAACCACAACCTGTTCCAATGGCCACAGTGTCTCTTTGATACAACCAACACTCCGCTTTCCCCCGTTAGACAACGCCAACTGTGGAGATGTGGTGTATCCAGAAATATGGTGCGAAGAGTGTCAGGATTGGATTCCCAGCAATCTTGCGTTTAAGTTGAGCTATGAGGATTTAAAACACATGAAGCCCGTTCCGTTCGGGGTAAAACGAGGAAATGTGAGCATAATGGATGGATTGGGAATGGGAGGTGAGGAGTGAAGATATCGGTTGACAGGATAGATATCGTCAGGGCATGGGAGGCGATGTGTCGAGTAAGCACTCTTGCTGTGACTAGCCCCAGAGAGGCGTGTGAACTGCACGAGGCTACCGGCATATTAAGTGAAATATTAAGAGCAAATCCCGAACAACCAGACTTGCCATATATAGCGCCTGAGTTGGCTATAAAACATATTGAACAGGAATGGGAAAATAGAGAAGCCATAATAGAGATACTAGATATGCTTGCTGAGTTTGCTTACAGTAAATGCTTACACTCGAAAGTAACTTTAGGAGATAGAGCAGCAGACCTAGCCTCAAAACTGGGGAGGGAGAAATGAAAATGTTGGTTGATAGGGAAGAGATAACGGCAGTATTAGATGCTGTATGTCAAGCACATATAATGAGCTATGAAGATATGGTCTATCAAGCCAGAGGGTTGTTGGTAGATATTCTTAATAAGGCTGACGAGGATAGGAAGTGGGCGGATAAAGAAATAGAGAAACATATAGAGACCACTAACAGGGAGGCTGTCGTTGAACTACTAGAGATACTATGCCAAAACGAGAAGCGGAAAAATGTAGGGCTAGGAGCCAATATAACAACACTATTGCAAGGTGAATTAGATGAACTAAGGACTAAACTGGAGGGTGAGAAATGAAACGGGCAGTTATACTTGTATTGCTTTGTATTACATTTGCAACATTCGCCGTGGCTGAACAGGGAACCTATAGGGACCGCTACGGCAACACGAGCGGCACGTGGTCAGATAATGGCAACCAACGCACATACAGGGATAGCTACGGCAACACATCTGGCTCTAGTTCCATGGATGGCGACCGCAGGGACTATCGGGACAGTTCAGGCAATTATACCGGATCGAGGGACAGGGACCGCGACAGGGACGATGATTAACAGGAGGGTGAAATGAAAAGGATAGGTTTGGCGCTGTGTTTGATTAGCATAATGTCTTTAGGGAATCTGTGTTGGGCCTTAAACACAGACAGCAACGGGTATGATTGGAATTCCTCAGACATTTCGGAAAGGGCAGCGTTTTGTAAAATAATCGCAAAGAAAGTCGGAAGAGACTATTTATGGTGGATGCGTTTTTATCAGAGCTTATATGATACTACAAATCCAACGGTTTTAAACTTGTCCCTTAGTTTTGCTGGCGCATCAGGCGCAGTAATCGGCGACGCAATGGATTCGAAATGACACAAAGGACAACCACAAGGACAACCAACATGACCTAACGCCTTGATATTATAGCCTAGTGATTAAGACTTCGAATCCGTAGGTCGCAGGTTCGAGTCCTGCCGGGCGTGCCAAAAATAAATCAACAAGGTCGCTAACTTAGCGGCCTTTTTCTTTTGGAAAGACCACCATGGTTGTCCTTTTTAGATGAAATCAGGGTCTAATAATATCACTTATTTATCACATGGAAGTTTTTGCGCGGGACAACCACAGGGACAACCAAAAGTAATGTTCAGATTTCAGATACAGAAACCATGTTGGTTGTCCCTATGGTTGTCCCTGGTGTGTAGACAAATTAATACACTTTTGTATTGACATTGATATCATTATGCTTTATTAGAGCGAGCAGAATATGCTGGAAAGGTTCAAAACCTTAATTTCACGGCGTATTCAAGGCAACTGACTACTGCTCCTTTCTGTTTGAAGGCGTATGTCGTTAATATTGCGGATTCCTCCCCGCTCTCTATCCCTGCCCCCATTTCTTTGAACCCCTTTTCTCATACCCTGAAGAGTGAACCTTCTCCTTCTTTTCGATTGTCCTTTGTGCGGGGCGGGGCGGCATACGTCTTCAATTTTTTACAGGAGCGCACTTGCCTATAAAGCCGCTCAGAAATAATGAACTGAGAATAATGCCCCAGAGGAAACCTGGGAATATTGAGCGCAACATCTATAACGAAACACAAGGCCCGCTCCTCAACGCATTTAATATGATTCAGTCAATGATGAACCGCCACAGGGACCGGGTCTTGGCAGACGTTAGGCCAGAAAATATCGGGGACATAACCAAGCTAGCCAACGCAATGTCTGCGTTAATTAAAAGCTCTATTGAGGTTGAGAAGTGGGAATACGTGAAGTCGCATCAACTGCAGGAAGCAATGAACGCAATCATGTGCGACGCTCGAATACGATTACGTGACCATCCAGAATTGGCCGACAAACTGGCCGAGATATACAAAGAATCTATGGCGGAATGTGAGTTCACATTAAACGCCCAGATAGACCCAACGGCAATGCTAGAGGCGGGGCTAACAGACAATGCGGATTAACTCTCTAGCGTTATCTATCCCCGAAGATCATCCAGTCTTTAGACCTGTAAGGAAAGTTCGTTCGCTGGTTCAGTGGGCCAGACAAGTCAACTACACGATAGATGGCAACGTCTTCAATCTCAATAAAGTCCCATATTCCAAAGCTATCTACGCCGACGACAAGGCGACTACCTATGTGTTTCGCAAGGGAAGCCAGGTCGCAATAACGTCATGGGCGCTAGCCAAGGCAATGCACGGCGCTGATGAACTTGGAATGCGGTGGATTTATTTCCTTCCGACCGACACGGAGATGGACGACTTCGTTGCCGACCGAGTTGGTGGCGTCATTGAGAATTCAAAATATCTCAGAAGCCGGGTTGGTTCGACAGACAACTCTGGCCTGAAAAAGATTGGCGACCAGGGCGGGCTTTTATATTTCCGTGGCCTTTGGACACGCAGGCACGCAAAATCGGTTCCCGCCGACGGATTGATATTTGACGAAGTTGACGAAATTAATCCTGAATTAATAGCGTTCGGCGAGGATAGAGTCCTTGCTTCCGCCTGGCAGACCAAGGTTTATTTGTCTGTCCCAAGTTTTTCGGATATCGGAATTGATAAACTCTTTAAAGACTCTGACCAGAGATTCTATCTAATCAAATGCAAACAATGCAACACTTATGCTTCGATAGACGAAGACTTCCCAAAGAATTTTATACCCGTTCCCGAATCGACAAAGAAATTATTTCCCAGCGGCGCTAAATATTATCACGGCTGCATCAATTGCGGGGCGGAACTTGTTGTCAAGGATGGCGAATGGGTCGCAAAACATCCGGGCGCTCCCCGACGAGGATATCATGTCTCTCGTCTAATTCAGGAAAAACACCCGCCAGACTTTGCTAACTCAGCTACATATTTAATGGACGAATTCAAGCGAGCGCACGGTTCGCAAATCCGAATGAGCCGTTTCACTATAGCCTTCCAGGGGATGCCGTTTGATGGCGAGGGCGCCAGACTAACAGAAGAACTATTAGATTCGCTCGAAATACAGGACGAGGGATGGCGATATAGCGGAAGCGGGATGTTCCTTGGATGCGACCAGGGCGATATGCTTGACATCGGTATTTTTTGCCGTGTTGGGGAAAAGTTACAGCTAATCTATTGTGAAAATACCCAGGAATGGGACCGGCTGGACATGCTGATGGAGAGATATGGCATCGTCATGGCCGGGGTTGATGGTAATCCCAACCGACATAATGCGAAGAAGTTCGCCGCAAAATGGAAGAAAAGAGCGTTCATTCAAGATTTCACTGGGGACAAGATACAAGATAAAGTCACAATGCACGAGGGGAAGACAGAGGTTCGTTGGGTAACAACGGAACGAACACAGAGTCTGGACGCAACAGTGGATTTCGTTGAGTCTGGTAGGCTGATGCTTCCCGACAGAAGGATACTAACCGGACGGGATCTCACAATGTATGAGAGGTTCCGCCTTCATGTTCGTAACTTAAAATCCAAACTTGAAACACCATTGACGGGGGCGGCTCCACGCAGAGTCTATTTGCGTAATGTTCCCAATCATCAGGGCATGGCGTTAAACACCGCCAGAATCGCAGCGTTTGAGTTGGGCATCCGTAGGCCAGTTACAGGCACAGCTCCACAGTTTATCAAGTGGGGGCACGCATGAGTTGGCTTTCCAGTATATGGAACGCTAAACCGAAAAAAGGCCCTGCGCCCAACATGATAGCGCGCATATCCACGGATGACACCGAGTCTTGGACAAGTTCGTTTCAGAGCTATTCATCCGGCATGGGATGGATGGCGGCTAAGTATCCATTTGAGTGGCTACCTTTAATTGATACGCTATACAAATTCGAGCCCAACTGCCGAAAACACATGCTGTCGACGATAGCGCTCGGAAACCCCGGACACAACCTCGAAATAGACACGCCAAATGAATCCAGGGCAAGAGAGGCACTGATCCTTTGTAATGATTTGGCTGCACGATGTTTCCCTCGCTCTAGTGGCGCTGACGGCCTGATAAACGGGATGCTGAGTCAATCGGCCCGGTCGGGTGGAATGTGCTGTGAGTGGGCTCCAGACGCAAAGATCACACGAGTTGAGAGAGCATATCTGCCTCCTGTCCGCACAATCAGATTCAGACGCAAGGCCGATGGATCGGTTGAGTTGGGACAACTACAGAACAGTTTATTTGTAGCGCTCAATCCACTTCAGACATCGTTTCACGCAGTCTACTTTGAAGACGAGAATCCATATCCTATTCCGCCCGTCCTGGCGGCGCTTCAGCGACTTGGAAACCACAAGAAAGTCATGGAACACATTGAGGCGTGGTTCAACAAACTGTCCGCAATGGGATTCCTTTCGTTGGTGGCTGAACGACCAGAAAACATGGGACAGCCTGAAGACGAATACAAGGCCAAGTGCGCCGAGCAATTAACGGCGATGAGCGAGGTCGTAAAAGAGAATCTGAGTTCAGGAATTATCCTGAGTTATGACGACATGACCGCAACGTTCAACAACACCAATGCTGGCGCTGGCGGGGCCAAACAAATAGCGCAATTGATAGACGAGGACATGTTCGCTGGCCTGGGCCGTGACCCGGTTATGTTTGGACGTTCATTCTCTCGTTCAGAAACGTGGTCCAAAGTCGCCTACGAAGAATTGACCGTTGAGATAAAGAATATTCAACAGGGCGTAAAGAGGTCACTGGAACACGGGCATAGATTGAATCTGGACCTTCAGGGCTTTGGTGACTGTGGCGTCAAGGTATCTTTTAAACCTATGCGTTCACTAGACGGATTCCGGGACGCAGAAGCGGAAAAGATGCTCTCGGATAAAATATTCGCCGCATGGGATAGACAGTTAATTGATGACGAAAAAGCCAGAAGATTACTTGGATACGAAGATACATCCGCAAACGCCGGGAAGTTTATAGCGTCATTCAACGATGGCTCATATAAACTAAAGGAATTCGAACGGACGACATATCCCGTCAGTCACAGGAAAGCCAAGACCGATACTTATACGGACGTTGATTTCAATCTGAGCGATTTACCCGCACTTATGTGGCCGATAGGCGAAGGGTCGCCGAGCGACGCTAGAGAAGCAGCCAGAGAATATCTGTCAGAGATTCAGGACATATTATCTGTCGCCGGTTCAATTGGTGTTGACGCTGTTTATGAATGGGCGATGCAACACGAAATCCCGTTTGTAGAACAGTTTGTTGAGGAATGTTTCGCTCTTTATAGGGACAAAGTTGAGGCTGCGATAAGCCGTGCTACTGTCACCAGAATAGCAAAAGACCACCTTGAAATTATATGGAAAGCCGGGAAGTCTGACCCAACTATCTATGGACCATCACAACGCATAGGTATTGGCGAGAGTTTCGACCTGCCAGACCGCAGGGCCATAGAATACATGAGTCGAGTTGACAGAATGTATATCAGTCGGTTCGTGTCAGATTCGCCTGCCCGTTCCAAACAAATACAAAACTGGATCCAGAATCAATACCTCGAACAGGGCCTGGGCATTGGTCGTAACCAAGACCAGCTAGACAAGTTTTATAATATGTTCGGGAGTTTCTCCGAGAGGCTTACCAACCACACGTCAAGGGTCATAATTGATACCGCTACCCAGCGAGCCAGGAATAACGGTGGCATTTATGGATTATCCGAAGAGGGCTTTAGAGAATTCAGAATCACCGGACCATTAGACAAAATTACCTGTAAATATTGCAAGAGCATGATTGGTCGGACATTCCAGGTTGCAATAGAAAAACAGCGAATTGAAAACATAATCGACACTGGAGATGAAAATATCTCAAGGTTCGACCCGTTTATACACAAAAGATACCCAGGCAAAGACGGGTTGGAAGAATTGAACAAATCCACCGATGAAGAAGTGCAGAAAAGCGGGATGGTGACTCCACCGTTTCACTGTTTGTGCAGGCATCGCTTAGTTGCGGTGGTGTGAGGGATAGATGCAAGAACCAAAATACCGGATAGAAAATGGCCGGAAGATTTACACGATGGAAAGTCGGATTGACTGCGTTAGACGACCATCAGCGCCAAAAACTAAACCACCAAAAGTGATGACATTTAACGGCGACCCCAGAGAACTAGGGCCCGCCGACCCGGTCGATACATCTGAAGATCCTGACGTGGTCAGCGTCCACATGAGATTGATTACAGCGGCTAACGCTTTTCCCTCTGTTGGTTGGTTAGGCCCGCAGCTTGTTAAATACGGCCACAACGATGGCCAGGCAGTGAAAGAAATAGTCCAAATTATGAGCGAAGCGTCGAGGCCAGTTCCTTTGATGTGGAATCATTCTTATGACGCTCACGACATCGCAGGCAGAGTTGACGGCGCATATTGGGAACACAGTTCAGACATCCTTCCCGGCGTCAACGCATTTGCAAAAGTAAACAGAAAGTTTGACGCAAAAGCGGCCATGGGCCTTGAGACTGGAGAAATAAACGCAACGTCAATCGGGGTGGTAATGGAAAAGGAACGAAGTCACCCGGATATGGATTTCGACACGTTTGTATCTCTTGCTTCTGAGGGCGCAGAAGTCGATGGCCAGCAGGTTGGGTGGCTCCCCGTTAAGACAATAGAAGTAATTCATCACGCATTAGTTTGGTCGGGCGCTGATCCCAACAGTGGACCTAGACCTATAGCAAACACAGTTTTCAGAAACGCCGAAGAGTCGGCGCACAATCCTACCCTAAGAGGAGGGATCGAATTGGAAATAAACGCCATAGAGATCCTAAACTCGCTATGCAAGGATCTCGGATTTGATGTGGTCCTCTCTGAGGGCACTGAGATACCCGACGACTTGCAGGCCAGATTTAGACACAGAGTAGACGCAGGGACAGAAGCCCTAACCAGATGCTTCGAGATTGATTCCAGGTTGTCGAGAATCAAGAAAGATGTCCTGCCAGATAAACCAAATGCTTCCACAATGGAAACAATCAACGCACTGGTGGACAAACTGCCAGCCGCCAAACACGGTGAGGCTTACATTGCCGACCTGCGTATTCAGGCGCTTGCCGCCTTCGATGGCGCAAAGACTGACCCGGACAATAAGCCAGAAATGTCTATGTCCGAGAAGACCGTCCGTGGCGTAATCGAATCAACTTCGGATATCGACGCCCTCAAAGCGTGGATCACAGAATACTCGAAAGTAAAAGAAGACAAATTCCCGAAGCCGGACCTTCATACATCCGCTGACGAGGGATTGCCGCCTCATGTGGGCGTGGCGGATATCACCGCCGAACAAAAACGAATAGCCGCCAGCTTTAAGAGATGGCAGGGAGGTAAGAAATAATGGCTACAGCCGCAAATCGGAGAATTCCCGAAACGCTCAATGTGGCATTTGATTATGACACCGAACCCGCAGTCGGGGATTTGGTTGAAATAACCGGAAGCCGCCACGTCCAAGAATTGACCCTTGCTGGCCGACACAAATGCGTTGGTGAGGTTATTGGATTGAGGACTGACCTTACTGAAGCGACGGTCGCTACTCCATATAGACGTAACCGTATAGACAGAATCGCAGGAGAGACTGTTGTCGCTGGTCCGTTTGTGTTCGGCGTAGACAATAAGGTCTATCAATATACTCCTGGAGCGGTAGCAACCGTCACGGGGTCTACAACTGGAGTCAAGACATACGTCAATGATACCAGCGATAAGGTAAAAATCAACTACAACAATGAAGGATCGCAGACCTTCGATATTACCGCGGGTGTTGGCGTGGCAATGGCTACAGTGGTGGCGCAGATAAATGCCGCTGCGGTTGGCTTTACCTGTTCCGTTGATGCAGATGGCCACTTTGTCATTACAGGTGACGAGATAGGCAAGCCCATAGAAATAGAGGCTGTCAGTAACGATGCTTATACCCTGTTGGGACTTTCCGCCGCAGTCACTCGATGCGCTGGTCCCTCTCACGACGCTAGTCTAATCGCCGGGATGGTCGTTGTTGGTGGCGCAGCCGCCGCAGCGGTCGAAACCCTCGAATATTAAGAGGAGATACAGAAATGTCAGAAGCATTGGGGCTGAAGAACAGCCTTAGAGAAAAACTAATAAAGCCCTTCTGGAATTATACCAGACCGGAACACGGGCCCGGCGTTCAAACAACCTTCGAAGAGTTTATGAAGACCCGTCCAGATGGCGGGGAAATACTCAAAAACAACGCAGGGGAAGCCATAGGGCTTAAAGATATCTTCCAGGACATGGGGCAAGACCCTTATGGCCTGCATATCAACAACCTTGCTACCAGAGATGACGACTTCAGATATCTCTTTGGACCAATAATCGAAGATATCGTAGTTCGTGGCTACATGGAGCGCCGAGATGGTCTTCCCGCTATGTGGACAAGGCTTGTCTTCGCCGCCGGTGTAACAGCCTCACAGGAAGCGATTCGTCGAACATGGTTCAAATTCAATGGTGTGCCTGTTCCAACCGCTGAAGGTGAAACCTTCCCGGAAGCTACAATCAGCCAGGGCGAAGAAACCATAGCGTGGAAAAAGAAAGGTCTTACCCTTCGTCTTTCCGAGGAATATCTCAGGGCGAATCCGCTACCGGTTATCAGTAACTGGCTCGCAGAGGTTGGCCGAATATTCCAGCACATGGAGAATGTTGGCGCCGTAGCGACTTTGGTTGCTGGCGATTTATCGACCGGCGCTAATGCCGCTCCAATAATCGGTGTGGCCAGCACGAGTAACGGCATTGACTATGTGGATTTCACAACCTGTTGGAACCGAGGAAACCTTATTGGCGAAGATTGGTTTGTGATGGTTTCAGGTGAAGCGATGGGTAACAAAATCAGCGCCATCGACGAGTTCAAGGAGCGCCAGGTCGGTTCGCCGCAGATCACAATAGTTAATCGACCGGAACCAGCCACGATGGAACGTTACGTGTCATCTGAAATCCCCGCTAATCAGGTAATGCTTGTTGATACCAGCCATGCGCTACGTCAGCGGGTTTTTATTCCAATGACAGTTAAAGAGTCGGCTCGTCCCGAAGATTGGACTAAGGGCGTTACAATCGGCTATTCGACTGCGTTCGAGCGAATTGGCGACAAGTCCGTGGTTGTTATGGACGACACTAAGCTTTATTCGGGATACGGATTCCCGAGTTACTTTGTCGTTGGCGGATATAGGTCTTAACGGAGGCTGAAGTATGACCACTTGGGTCAAACTAAAAAATCAACAGGGCCAGTTGTGGGATAGCCGTGTCGGATGGGGAATCAAACTTGACGAAATTAAAGAACTCCCCGACAACATCCCCGCTGGCTCTATAACCGCAGAACGTCTTCGTATGGGCGGATTAATTGAATGTGGCCCTCCTTCAGAGAAGGACCAGAATATGTTCACATCTATCGCTCCGAAGACTGTTCAGGTTCCGGTGGATCAAGACGCTGACCCACTGACTAGCGAAAAATTAGCGACTAATCAGCCCAACAATCCACCGGAATCGCCACCAATAACAATAAAAAAGAAGGCTTTTAAAAAACCCACAACCCGCAGGGGTAAGAAATAGATGGCCATTAGCGCAATACAGCTTGTCACGGACCAACTAGAGCCGGTGCTTTCGTTGGACCCGACTATCGAAGCCGCCATCTCGCGGCAGGTGGATGCTCAGATAGCGTTACAGGGCTGGGCGGTATCAGACGTTACAGACCAGCGCTCAGTTCGTATCGCTATCTTATCCACCAAAGCGCTGATACCGAGACTGTTACTGAAGTTTGCACAGGAAGTTCAACAGGCCGAGGCGGGACCAGCCAAGGCTGTATTCCAGGACGCATGTAAGTTTCTGGAAGCGTTAATGAAGGAATTAGAAGCGCAGGCGCAGGTCGCCGCACGGGAAGAATCACCAGAAGACGCAATAGAAATTGATAAACGCAGGCCAACTGGCGCAGGATTCAGGAGCATTTAATCAGTGTTGTCGGATAGCCAAAAGACTAGAGTTGAAGCCGCAATAGGTAAAGTTTGGAACCTTATGGCTGGTGACGCTGTTGTTGCGGTGATGAAGCCGACAGAATTAATTACTAACGGAAGTTTTGAGACAGGAACAACCGGGTGGACAGCTATAGACTGGACATATTCTTCGGGTAGCAAGAAGGTTACACACAATGTCGCTACACCGAACAATACGTCTGCGCTAGAGCAGGAAATTACTGTTGTGGCCGGTGGGATTTATGAATTGAAGTTCACGGTATCTGACCGAAGCGCCGGATCTGTGACACCAAAGATTGGCGATACATCGGGAACCACGATATCTGTGTCGTCAACAAACACACAACAGATAATAGCGACCAACAACGAGGGATTGTCGTTTGTTCCAACCGGCACATTTGATGGCGCCATTGATTCTGTGTCCTGTGTCCTGGTTTCAAAAGCCCTTGTAACCGTAGCCTATGATTATCCGACAGGCAACAAGTTCGCCGAAGGACTCCAGATAGATAATTCCGGGGCAACATTACAAGAGGCCAGGGAATTAACATTCTTGTCTTCGTATCTGGACGCACAGCTAATTGATATTCACGAGATTGATTACTGGCTGATTAATGGTCAGCGATGGGATTTCTTAAAAGACGCCCCGATTCAGACAGCGCTGGTTCCAATAGCGGGCATTCACAACATTGTGGTTGTTTCTATTCGCAATGCGGCTGAACTGATTCAGTCAGAGACAGTTACGGGCGATTTCGCTTTCGTTTAGGAGTTAACGTGGCCGACATAGAAAAAACTGGAGATTGGGACGGATTCGCAGCGATTCTAGCGAAAGCGTCTAGCCAGTTCAAATCTAATATTAAAAAAGCCACAGACACCTGCGGTCGGTTACTTGAAGGGAAGATTGTTGACAGAATCTCAGCCGGACAGGTTCAGCCTCCCACGATAGACCCGTTCAAGTCATGGAAAGAGAGACACGGATATTCAGGGACAACGCTCATTATGACCAGCGACTTACTAAACGCCATTAACTACGAGAATAAGGATTGGTCACATGGGTTTGTTGGTGTGAAACGAAGCAAGGTCAAGAAGGACGGGACTAGCCTGGCGAACATTGCTGCGGCTCACGAGTTTGGCATTACTGTCCCTAAACGGCCATTTATTTCGCCGGTAGTTGAATCTGAGGGACCGAAGATAGCCAACATCTATCAGAAAGCCATAGACGAGACATTCAAGAAATGACGATGATAATTAGCACTATTAATTCACATATAATTGACAGACTCAAGCGTATTAAACGTGCGGCTGACACATCTATTAATGTTTATGGGCCAGGCGCTGCAAGACCAAAGGGCGACATGGAACCGCCCTGTTTCGTGGTTAGCCATTACCTTGACACTATCGAAGACACACGAATGGCCCGTAGGTTTTTAGATGACTATGAAGGATCTGACACTGAAGCTACATTTATCTGGCCGTATGGAGAAAACGATTCTAATGAGCCACTAGAAATCACAGGTCCAGAATCTTGGACACATCGAAAGTGGCCTCTCCCCATAGTCCTTTATTATCAAATTGACATCAAGACAGTCGACGAAGACCATGCCGGGCAATTAAGCCTGATGCTGCTTCGATTGTTTCCCAAAGGCTACAACATATTATTGGATGACAACTGGATTAAATTTCAGCCAGAAGGTCATCCGGTTAATTTAGACGAGGTTGACAAGCCACTATTCTGGCGAGCCCACAGGTTTGTTGTGACCGGAGCATGGGTTAATGCGCTTGAGAGTGACGAAGTGGTAAGCCTATCAGAATACAATTGGCAAGTTGGCTTTATGCCAGAAACACTAGAGGAGGCCCTATAATGGCCAGAAAACAGTATAGCGAGGAACCGGAGATTTTGGCCGAGTCCCAATCTCAGACTATTGGGGGGCCGACCGATTACCGGCGGATAATAAATCTGACTCCCAAACAAATGAAGGGACTGCCGCTCGGGGATGGAACAACCATCTCAATGGCCGCTGGTCCATATAGCAGTGGCGACACTCATATCAGCCGCCCCGTGCTGAACAAATATATCGGCAAATATCTGCGACGCCTTGAGAAAGAGGGAAAAATCAAGATTGAGCCGGTAAGAGGAGACGCATAACATGGCAGCGCCATTCGGAAGAAAACGAGCAATATTTGAAACCTATGACTTGTCAGGGCGAGCCGAAGAGACTCAAACTGGATACGTTGTGGCCCTGGCACAGACACTCCGGGGCGAGGTCGGTAAACCTTATTATTTCGCTAAATATGACACATCGAACTTCATTGAGACTATGGGCGACACAACTGACCTGTTCACAGGCCCAGCGGAATGTCTCAACGCAATAGAGAATGGTTGTAACCTGATAGTCATTCGGGTAGCGCACTTTACCGATATATCAGACGCTACGACATGCACAGCTACTGTTGCATCATGCAACATTCCTGACCGAGGAGGGGTGGCAACCGCCGGAGCTTCCGAGAGTGAAGCGGGACCATTTCTGTTTACGCTGCCTGTGGCCGGATCGCTGACAAGCGCAGAGATAGGGCCATACACGTTTGTGCTGGATACTAATGACAAATTCAAGATTCGGATACGACACGCTACGGTCTGGGGTTCACCTCAAACCGTGCAGTTTGCCGCAGCCGCGACTACGGCGCAGGTTACGTGCGACCAGATAAACGCTCAGACAACCGGAGTAAACGCCACTGTGTCCGCAGGCAAGGTTCACATAGCGACCACGGACGCCAATGACGATATTGAGATTCTAACTGTCACATACGACTGTTATTCTACACTGGGAATACAGGAAGCGGTATCTAATCATGTGGCTGGAACTGTTGGGTTGAGTGTTTCCATAGATGGCGACGCTGACCAAGATTTCGAGTTTGCACCACTTGCGGGTGAGACAACCACTTTCTATTTAACGTCGGCGCAGGTTGCTACACAGATGACGGCGCTGACCGACGCCACGGTTTCAAGCGCACAAGGCAAGGTAACTATAACCTCAAGCACTACGGGCGAGGCGTCAACGGTTCAGGTTAAATCAACCAGCACATCACTTGCTGTGTTCGGATTCGACTCAGACGAACATACAGGCGCTTCAGGTGAGGTTGTAGAGGCATGGAAATATGAGTTTGTCGGCCCTGGCGACTACGGAAATGACGCCAAGATATATTTCTATGATTCCCCGCTAAATCCTGGTGAGCGATGTAATTTCAGGCGCACGGTTCCCGGCGGAAAAGAAGTCTATTTTAAGGAACTGTCTCGTGATCCTGATGATCCTCTCTTCTGGAAAAACTATATCAATGTCCACGACCCACTTGGACGAATAGTGGATCTCGATACGCCAAACGCCAATCCGTATGATTGGCCTGCGTTAAACAGCCAGGGAATTACGTTCACCGGTGGCGCAGACGGAACCACGGTCCTTCAGGACAATGACTGGATAGGACATCCAACAAGCAGAGTTGGACTGTATGCGATAGACAAGATCAAGGTTCCGATAATCCACTTCTTCTGTTTTGGAACAGCCAGCAATGTTGTTCATTCTGAGGCGGTTCAGTGGGCGGATTCCAGGGTGTCAAAATTCTACCATGCCGCATGTCCAACGGATATGACAGCGGATGAGATCATAGATTGGCGTATGGGAAATCCGCCGGATTATTCTCATGCCGCATTCAATTCACCAAGTCTGTCGCTGGTTCAGGGATATCCCGAGATATACGACGCCAGAAATAATGGTCGGGTATCCATATCGGGTCTGAGTTTCCTGGCCGCTGCCATTACCAGGACAGAGGAAGTTTATGGCCCCGGAATAGCGCCATTTGGAATCAAGCGAGGCCAATGTCCCGCCGTATTAGATATTGACATGAACGTGGACGAGGATTCGGCGTCTTGGGATTTGTTGGCCGTTTATGGCATCAACTCGGTAACAATACTGAGAACGGCTGACCGCAATTGGGGCAATGAAGGCGCATACCTCTGGGGTGGTTACACATCACAGCGCAACCCTTCAAAACTTCAGGATTGGGCTGTTTGTTGGCTCATTAAAGCGTATCAACTGCGAATGTTGCCATTGATGCAGCGATACATTTCAGACCCAAACAAGCCCGCAGTCTGGGGCGAATTAAGGCGAGAGATGGAACCACTATTCCGTGGCGACTTACAGCGAGACAAAATAGCGGGATACTTCATCAACTGCGATGACGGCGCTTACTTCGCTGGCGGGGAACTCAAGGGCGCAACAATCAATACCGCCGATTCAATAGACCGTGGCGAGTATGTGTTCAGGATTCTAATCAAACCATATTCACAGATTGGCTGGCCGATAGGTCAAATGGGCATCATGCGAACAGGCGACCCGTGGGCGACTTACGCCTATCAACTGACTCTGCCAAATTACGTGCGGATATAAGGAGGTAAGTAAATGGCCATATCGGGCGCACGACAAATTAAGAATGTAGCGACAGCCGATAGCTGGATGCTGGAAGTAACAGGATTTAATCCTTTCTTGGTTCACAAGGTAAAGTTGCCAAAGAAAGAATTCGAGATAATAGAGAGAAAGGGCGGAGGCCAGACTATTCCCGTTCAACAGAGCGGCCCAATTAAAGCTCTGAAGTGGTCGTTTGAGGCTTGGATTCCAACTGTCGGGGAAGAGAGGGCGTTTCTTTGGAATTGGAATGAGGAATGCAAGACTCGGGACACAACCAAAACATACAAGGATGTCACTATTACGCTCATCGGCCCTAATGATGATCCGATAATGCGTTGGCGTATTGAAGACGCAATGCTGCCTGTCCTGGAATACGAGGAATTCGAGTCTAGCGCAGACAACAAGAAGCTCCTGAATATCAAGTGCGAATGCACATGTAACGATGTTTTACAGGAATCCGTATGAAACTAAGGGGTGATAAATGTCAGGCTATGTAGAGCGGGAATTTAAACTCTTAGTTGCAGGGCTTGACTGTATTGTGAGAGAGCAGGACGGCGAGGCCGAGCAATATTTATACGACAACGCCAAGCAGATGGCCAAAGCCCTTCCTAAATATTGGGCGAGGCTGACGCTTATGCTTGGCGATAAAGACAAGATTCGGGCTGAAGACCTGCTTAAACTGAAGAATCACGACCTGGATCAGATAGCGATAGAGATATTTAGGGCCGGTTCAATAGATGATTCATTGATTCTAAGGGGCCGCTGTCCAGAATGTAAGAAGTCAGTTAACTATGCCAAAGACTTCGATTCGCTTGACTTTGTGCCTATCCCTGACGGCAAGACTGGCCCGGACCCTACATGGACGTTTGTTACCCCTAGATTTAAAAATGAGGTCGTGTGGGGATATCTAACCGGCGAACAAGAAGCTGAACAACTAGATATCCCCGGATTCAATCCTGGCAGACAAGTATGGAAGGCAATCCGGTCTATCAATGGGAAGACTGATTTTACTCTTAAAGATGTCCTAGCATGGCCCATAGCCGATCATCTGGCGCTTAGAGAAGAAATCCAGGCTAAACGGTGTGGATATGATACCCGTATCCGCCTCGAACATTCATGTGGAAACGAGGTGGTAATGAATCTGCTCACGGACCCTTCTTTTATGATGCCGGGTATTCCGTCTATGGCGAGGGAATAGATAATCTTGGTTTCCAGTTAGGGCGTAAGTCCTGGCGGTTGTTTTTTAATGGAAACGATATTCGACAAGAGGTTTTTAATATTGTTTACCATCTTAAACAGGACATTACAGCAACTTGGCGGCTTTCGACCAGAAGACGCAGAGAAATGTGGAAAAAGACCGAGAGCCAATACGCATTTGAAGAGAAACATCGGCCCAAGTAACAGGTAGGAATATGTCGGCAATCACAGACGTTGGCGTAAATTTTAAATTCGATGGCGCAAGTGATTTCGAGAATCGCCTCAAATCACTAGAGGGCCAGTGGAAAAGCTTCGCCAGCGCCATGGACAAAACGCCAGACGCAGGAAAACATCTTAAAAAGATGGCCGAGGCCACCGAACATACCAGGGATCGTGTTTCTTCTGCAATGTTTGCGACCAAGGCTGTTATTGCTGGAGTGTTAACCGCCAAGGTTGGATCCGGTCTGTTCGATTGGGCGATTGGCAACAAGGCTGTTGCGGAAGCCAAATCATTCACATCGCAGTTCGTAAACGCTAACGACATGAAGGCATACGAAGACAGCATGACCCGGATCCGAAACATCCACGAATTCACTAAAGACGATTTATATAAGGGCGCTTATCAAATTGATTCGGCAATGGCGGGCAAGGGACTAGAAGACAAGATTCGTGTGTTCGAGGATATAGCGTATTACGCAAAGTTGACAGGCAAGTCTTTTGAGGATGCCAGTAAACTTTATAAACAATTCCTGGCCAGCTTCGGGAACACGTTGCCGCTAGAAAAACAAAAAACATTTGCCGCCGACACGCTGGGAATGTTGTTCAAGATCGGCCAGATATCTTCGAGCGATCCGCAGCAAGTGGCCGACGCCGTTGGTCAGGCCGCCCAGACTTATTCGCAGTTTGGAATGAGCCAGGCCAGAATGTTCGCAGAAATTTCCGCTATAACCCCGATGCTTGGCGGAAAGCCAGAGATGGCGGCCACGGGGTTGAGGTCATTGTATCCCGAGTCTGGCGCTGCGGCGGGCAAATTGGCGGCTGCAGCATACGAACAGGCATTCGCTAAGGGGCAAGTATCTGACGAGAGAGGTATTAGTTCGAGGAATTGGGGCTCGTTGGAACGACTTAAAGACGCCGCTGCGGAAAAAAACAAAGACGCTATCGAAGACCTGGCTGAGATGAAGCGCAATTCAGAGCGCTTTGGTTCCAAGACCAGTATGGAGATTGAGAAGCTCCTCAAAGGTGGGGATGTTGATGGGTTATGGAAGCGCATGGGGGAATTAGTAAAACAGAATGAGAACAACCCCGAGCGTGCAAAGGTATTAAAAGACGCATTCGGACTGGAACGAATGAACATAGCCCTTGGTTTAATTGGCATGTATCAGCGAGGAGAAATCCAGAAATTACAAAAGGAATACGAGAAGGCTACAGGCCAAGAGGCAAAAGACGCTCGAACTAAAGCAGACGAGGGCAGTCTGCCTCACAAAATGGAACTCCTATCACAGAAGGCAGAAGACCTGTCCAACAGTATCCGTGGAATATTCTACGAGCCAATGAAAGCCCTCTTGGAAGAGTGGAAGGGTGTATTCGAGAAACTCGAGAAGGACTTTACCGGTACCAGCGGGATGAAACGGATTCAATCTTTCGGTGGCGAATTAGTTACTGGTTTCCGTGAAGGCCGGGCGCAGGGATCGCCAATTCCAGAGGATAACCGGTCGGTCGGTCAGATGTTCCAAGATTATGTGGCTACACTCAGCCCGGACGATTTCAGGCAAGCGGGCAAGATGATAGGGAAGGCAGCGACGGATTTTGTGACGATAGCATCGCAGTTGAAAGATATTGTGGGCGCAGCACACAGCGCAATGTCGTGGCTAGGTTTATTGAAACCGGCTGCGATAGCCTCGATCACACCCGGACCGTTACCCGTCAAGGCGGCTGTTGGGGCTGGGGTGATGGGATATGACGCTTTAACAAAAATGGGTATGCCGGAAGGCGGCCCCTTGGATGAGCGAGGATTATTCTATCCGACACCTATGGAAAAGCCAGGAATAAACGCAGTACAACCTCGTGTCCATGCTGGCGAAAACTATTTGAGGCCAGGATTGCAGGCCCCACAGGGCGGATGGGGATTACCTTCGGTCAACATTACAAGCCAGCCGCAAGTAATAGTCAACGTGGACGACAGGGCAATCAAGGATGCGGTCAAGGTTGAAGTGAAAGACGAAATCAAAGAAGAATTGATGAAAGACGCAGACCGTAACCGAGGGAACGCAAACGATAAGCCACTAATGGGTAGCAACTAATGAGCGCCTCTTTTATAAGAGGAATGATACTGCCGATTGATGGCGGGCTACCCGTTCAGTTTCAGTGGAATCCGCATGACATCAATGGCCCAGGCGCACAGGCTACGTGGTCGCCAATTGCCGTAGCTGGCAGAGAATTCCCTTATCTTCAGTATGCCTCTGGCCAACAGTCCAATATTCAGTTCGATCTGTGGTGGTCTACCGAGAGCGACCACGGCGCATCGGTGACTGCGGCTTTCTGGGCATTAAACTCACTTACAACACCAATACCGAGAGGCATGAGTTATAGCCGACCCCCGATTGTGATGTTGATACTTGGCTCGTTTCTTAGAGAGTTATCTGTTGTGTGCGAAGTTCGACCCAATTTCATTATTGGGACCGGGATGAATTTCGCCAACACGCTGCTTCCCGCCGAAGCCAAGATTAGCGTGAACCTGTGGAGGTGGAGAGGATGAGCCTAGATTTTATGGGCGCTATCGCCGCCAACATGGGTATGAAGGGCGACCCGGACTGGATCATCAATATCGGCGGAACGGTTATTAGTGAATCCATGGAGTGGGAATTCACTGACGACGAGAAGGACCAGAGCGAGATTCGGGTCTTGTTGCCGAACCCAGAAAATATCCTCGACGGTAAATTCAAGTATGGACAGGACATGACTATCCGATTTGGATATGCCGGGGAGATGAGCCCGGAAGCCTATTTGCCAGTTGCCGAGCTTGACTATGATTACCCGAGTGACAAGGGAATGACACTTGAGATTATTGGTCGAGATGAATCTAGCAAGATGTCTGGTGGAAATAACAAGGGCAATCAAGGCAAGGGCGACGACAAGACGCAACTCAAGCAGAACATGAAGTCTAGCGGTCTGAATATGTCCGGCGACACGAAGGGCGCTGACTCTGGCTGTAAGGGCGCTTGTTACAATGAATCTGACAAGGCGTTGGCATATCGTTGGGCGAATTCAATGTCCGCTGCGGGCCAAATGGAAGCCGCTGGAAGTGGTGGGCCGACCTCGCCTCTTGCGGGTGAACAGTCCAGCGACATGGAAGGTTCGGGCGTCAATCGACACGACGGCCACACCACATCTAATCCTGGTGACTGGACTGGAGATGGTAAGGGCGGGAAAGACCGGGCGAAGAATAGGCAAGGGAACAAAGGCGGGCAAGACTCGCAAGCGCCAATTACCGCTACGTTAAAACTAAGAGGATTCCCAACGCTTCGTGCCAAATCTAATGTCACCATCGTTGGAATTGGCGGCGAAAATAGCGGAACATACTACGTCAAGAAAGTTAAGCACGAATGGAAGGGCAAAGGATTTATTAGCACAGCGGAACTAACTCGTGGAGGCACGGGGAAGGGTGGCGTTGGTGGATCTTCGCCAATCGTTATGTATGCCAACATCTGGAAACGTGGAGAGATGTATTGTGGCCCACGAAAAACATCCGGCGAAGCGCAGGCTACATTCACGTATGGGATGGACGAACACTGGATGGGATTGAAGGTTAAAATTAAACCACAGAAAGCCAGAGGCGGCGGCGAGCCCAAAAAAGGGAAGAGCGAAGGATTACTATTGAAACAACGCATGAAACCAACATCAACCGCAGATGATAGCGGCGGCGCAAGTTCAGGAACAGGACAGTAGATAATGCTTGAAGGCCCAGCACTACCGTATTACCCATCAGCGTTTCTGATTAACCAGTTTTGCACAGCGCATGTAGGCGTAGTGAAGAACCTGGCTGACCCGGAAGGCAGGGGTCGTGTGTTTGTTGAATGTCCGGGTTTACTCGGCACTGGCCAGAAAAACTGGACATGCTGGGTAGAGAATACCGGGAACGCCTGTGGGTCATCAATAGGTGAAGGCGACGAGGGCGACTGGTGGCCGTTACAGGTTGGGCAGTGCGTATTGGTTCAGTTCGTGTGCGGTGAACCTGATGCGCTCTGGGCGATCCCAGGCCCGCCACCGGCTGACGGAGCTGAACAGCTTATGCCAGCGGAGCCTAAGAGCTACAACGATGGCCGAAAGATAACGAGATGCCGTATCCGCAAATCCGAAGCGGGCCACACGTTACTCATGGACGATAACGGTAAATCAGAGTTATTCGCCATGCTGAACTGGACCGGATCGGGCATGGCCTTCTATGGACCAGGAAAAGAGGAAGACGAAAAAGAGTCCCCGGATGAGGAATCCAAGCCACGCAAAGGCAAGCGGCGCGGGACCAAGAACGTATTCGCAGGAACAGCCCCGAAACCCAGCGAGATAGTAGACGGCGGCATCGAATATGGCGGCTTAGTCGATTTATGGAGACAGGGAATACTAACCATCGCCAGCGACGAGAATGGCGGTGTTGTAATGATAGCGAGCAGAAAGAAAGACGGGAGCCTCGGCCCGAGCCTAGTGTTGGACGCCGTGAACGACGCAGCCTATCTATCATCCTCCAAGAAGACAGCGACACAGCTTCAGGTGTTAGGCAAAGCGAACAGCGTCTACACAACCACGCAAATGATATGGGAAGCCCCTTACGAAAAGGTAGACGGCATCTTTTCCGGCATCCTGGACCACCTCGGAAAGCCTTTCAAGAAATACGACGAATAGGAGAATCGAATGGCATACGCAAAAACACTGATCGGAAACGTAACCAAGGGAGCTAACCACAAACGGGGCGACAAACGACTACAACAGATCGTGGACACGGTTGATGCGAACCTGACGAATATCGAGGCCGCAATCACAGACATAGCTGTCGAGGCTACTGCGGATCTGGTTGGGGCCATGGTCACAGGCAACACCGAAACAGGTATAACTGTTACCTATCAGGATGCTGACAACACGCTGGACTTTGAGGTGAGTGCAGAATATATCGCCGACACGGTTGGGGCGATGGTAACAGGAAATACCGAAACGGGTATCGCCGTAACGTACGATGACGCTGACAACACGCTGGATTTCGTTTTAGGCGCACATGCTCATACGGCTAGCGCAGGAGATGGCGCAGTATTGACAGGCTATCAGGCCACCCCGTTCGCCAGCACGCTTACGTTAACGCAGATGGGGATTGTCCCTCCTGTTGCCCCTAGCGCATGGGCTGGCACAGCAATGGCCGCACTGACAGGCGCAAGCACGTTCCAGCAACTGTTGGACGCTATCAGCACAGACATAGCGACAGCGGGAACATAATCTGTGGATGATAGGTAGATAGATGACAGTAATTAACCGCACTGGTCCGTTCCTCGGGAAGGGATACGCATGGCCGATCAGGATTAATCCTGCGACCGGCGGTATCCAGATGAGTGAGGGCAATTTCGATGATGTGCCCGTGGCGCTGGCGTTTACCCCGGACCAGGGGACTATATCCGAAGATGTGTTCGGCAGGCAAAACAAGCTGAGAGAAGCGCTGGCGCACATCCTTAGCACGACCGTAGGCGAATATGATTTTCTGCCGGAGTTCGGCAGCCGACCGTCGGCGATCATCCACGACCCGAACAGCCAATACGCCAAGATGGAATACGAGACATGGGCTGAACTGGCCGTGGCCCGCTGGGAAAAGCGGGTCAAAATGAAAGCCCCGGACAACTTCCGGTGGAGCGACAACGAGGATGAGATTGACCAGGGCATAGCCACTTGCAATATCAACCCGGAGATCATCCCGACGCAGGTTCCAGGCAATCTTGTGACGCCGTTCGTTACCGCCAGGGATTGCCGCAACCAGGAATTCCCGTTGGGCGAGGTTGACAGCGAAGGCCACGATTGGGCGAGCCGTTACCACGGACAGACAGCCTATCAGGTTGGCAGCGAAAGATATCTGCGTGCCAGGAAAGTCATGCCGATGGAACATGCCCCGGATGACGGATTCTACACGGTTGTGCATGGGGACACGTGGTTTGCGATTTCAGGCAAGGTCTATAACGGCGACGTGCGGTTTGGTTGGCCGCTTCAGGATTTTTACACCAATGACGTGCTTGAGGCCGGAGGGAGCAGGCGATGCCTGAAGGTGACCGAAGAACTGGAACCGGGAACATTGCTGCGCTACCCGAGCAAGGCGCGAATATTAACGCAGATGGCGTCGTAAAGGAATATTATGGCGACAACACCAACGCCGATAAGTTTTTCAGGCGGCGATTACACGTCAGAGGTTGAGCGGCTACGAGCCAGAGCGATCCAATTACTCACCGAATGGACGGACCACAACTATTCCGACCCCGGTGAAGTAATCCTTGCGCTACAAGCGACCACTACCGAATTAATCCGCTCCACTCTCGATTATTTTGCACAGGAAAACTTCCTGGACGCTAGAGCCCGACAATCGCTGATCGACCAGGGCAAGAAGATAGGATATTTGCCGACTCTGGCTTCCGGCGCCACAACCAGATTACAGTTTACCAGGAAAGACGGCGTTACAGGGGCGATTACAATACCGCAATGGTCGGCGTTTAGCCGATCCGACGGGCTCGAATATGTGACCGTATCATCGGTTCAGATGGCTGCGGAAGCGGACACAATAGAAGTCAACGCGATCCAGGGAACACGGGTCAGCTACACGCTGAACGCCGCAGACTTTGCTATTAACGATTGGACAAAACGGCCCAAGTATAGCCTCGGCGCAAACGTGGCCGCAGGCACAGTGACCATGACCCACGGGGATGGGGCCTTTGTCTGGTCGAACATTGATACATGGTGGCGAGTAGCAGCGACCGATTTGGCGTTCCTGCTCGAACTGAACGGTGACGACGACACAGTATGGCTTACGGTCGGCAATGGCGTTAGAGGCCAGGGACCAGCGGCTACACCGATGACCGTGACATTTATCCGCACAGCCGCAGCTGCCGGTAATTGTGGGACCGGCGTTATCACAATAGCGCCCGAAGCGCTTGCCGCTTCAATAACATGTAGCAACATCGAGATGGCGGTTGGTGGGGCGGCTTCCGAGACAAGAGAATCCCTGCGGGAATCACTGCCAGATCGGACATCTATCCAGCGGCGGGGCGTTACCAAGACTGATTACAATGGGCTTATTAGTGTTTTGCCCGGTGTCCTGCACTGTAAAACGCTTGACCGGAACGACAACACATATTGGCCACACAATTACAAGAAGATCTATGTAGTGCCTAACGGCGGCGGCCCGATGTCTTCGCTGTTACGCAGCCAGATATTGGCGGAATGCGCTGCGAAAGGTGGCGAGGGATCATGGGCGGAAGGGCGGTATGTCCTTCTTGACGTGACAGAGAAGCCTATAACCTTTGCGATAAGGGCGGGGCTTGTAGCGGGATATGATTCAGCCGCCGTAACAGCCGCAATACAGACGGCGCTTGAGGCGTTCATGGCGCCAACAGCGCAGGAGATCGGCGGGACAAACACATTCAACGACATCCATGCGCTTGTCATGGCGATACCGGGCCTATCCTGGGCCGAGTTTGACGCCCCGACAACCGATGTAACGTGCGAGGTCAACGAGTTCCCCACATTTGGCGGGCTGACAGTGGTGTATTCCTAATGGCCAGAAAGCCACTATTCAAGCGGGTATCAGCGGAAGAGCGACGAGCGGATTCACAACAAGTTTTAGAGCGTCTGCTACAGATACTCGATGAGTCTTTTGACCGGGCCGAGTCTGCGGCTGACATCCTGCTGACACTCAACTCCCCGACGGACATAGCGGACCGGTATCTGCAACTATTTGGAAACACACTCAAACACACCTGGCGAACAGACAGGACTTACGACTGGAACAGAACCCGTGCTGAAGAGGCCATTGAGAGGGCATCCTACAAAAGCACAACCCTTTCCATAGAAGACCTCCTGCGGGACTACGGCGCTGAATGGTGGCGAATCACAGATCAGGCGAGCCGACTGGATATCTGGAACCGGCAAGGTGGCTGGAATTCCCCTAATGGCGTGGTTATGGACGGGAACTTCTGGCATGACGGCGCATATCTGTTGGAAGTGGACCACAACCTTGATTTCGACGGTTTTATTGAAGAATTCGAGACGATCCTCAGAACCGGAACAGTATGGTTCTTCAGAATAAACACCGAACCTATCACTGGCGCAATAGGCATGAGAGCGTCTTTCCAGACTTCAGTCGAGATGGATTCCTGCGCCAAGCCGTTGAGCGGCCTATATTGGAATTGGCAGACACATACCCTTTGGGGCAGAGAATCGAGTTTGGACTATAGCGGTGTTATGGGCCGGTATCTATACGCCAACAGCGCTGTGCCGGTTAATGCGCCGGGGCTGACTGTCGGCATGGGGACTTACGATAATCCATTGGTTGAACCGTGGAGCTTGATGCAAGCCCCCGTGTTTATAACAGAGGAGACATAATGAGCGATTACGGCGTAACCGAATATGAGGGCCGCATTGAGCGAATACTGGAACTGAAAAACAAGGATCTGTGGGTCGAGTTTGGAAGACCAACAACAGCATGGGACAACGAGAATATACCACCAAGCCCTGTGCCAGGCGCAGTTGATGTTGACACACCCTATTTGTATGTGGAGGCCACACATAAAGCCGTATGCCGCCCTGCCGTAGACAATGACGAATATGAGGCCGCAGGAGCTAATGCTGTAACGGTCGGAACCACGCAATATATCTTCGTGGCTGACGAGGACGCTTACGATGAGTCTGCAAGATGGTTGTATGTGAAGGCTACAATTGATGTCGCCGGAGGCTATCCATCAGGGACTTACCGGCAGGTGAGGCTATTCAGCGGCCTGACAGCGGTGCTGGGACACGAAAACGATCCCTGGCTATTGCCAGCGAATGTCACAGATCCAGGAATACGCCAGTGGACCGACACATGCCCACCGGAAATCAACACTACAGCAGCTAAGAAGGCCGTTAACATTATAATCGAATCAACATAAGGATCACGATATGGCAAACGCACTACTAGACGCTTTTCACGCATATAACCTGCGGTCGTTTCCGCATATTGATCCCCCCATCCTGATGACGCCGGTTGTCGATGGTGTCACAGGGTCCACTACATATAGCTATGGGGCAAGTTTTGAGACACTTTGCGGACAGACGCCAATCAGTGATATTGCAACCGTAACCAACGGGAACGCTACACTCAGCTCAGGGAATCGGGTCAAACTACAGATTAACAGCTATCCGACTGCGGCCAGGATGGTCAGGTTCTTTAAGAATGACGGGGGAACATACAAGCTGCTTGGCGAAGTGGCCCCTGCCGTGGGGTATATCTTTGATACGGGACAGGCGCTAACTAACGAGAACCCTGTTACCACGAACACATCCGGCAGGCCGCAATATCAGGCGTTAGGTTATCATCCCGGTGAGTGGCGACAGCGACAGGAAGGCATTGACGATCAGGCCATAAAGATCATGGCTGACCAAAATAACTGGGACACAATATTCAAGGATGGCGACATCATTGAAGGAATGAGTGAAGTCCTGAGATCCGGCACTACCTGGGACTTTGCGCCCGGCAAGATATACATGGGGGGCCGCATCCATATCGTTGACGCGCCCGAAGATGGCGTGACGCTCGTTGGAACAGGAGAAGAATCGGTTGGGCTTATACCGGTTATTTCGTGGGTAACACCTACTGTAGACCCTGTATTAAAAGCCTCGGCGGATGAGGGCCAACCGAGTGAACATTCCCAGGATGGCGCGGACAGGCTGGTAATAACATTTACGTGGGGCGTGGACGTTCCTGGGCAGATAGTAGTCAAGGAATTCGTAGATAACTCCCCAAAGGTTAAGACACTCCCGATTGAAAGAACAATACTGGACCAGAAGATCGCGCAGGGCATTTACGACGTATCCGGCCATTTCGTGCTGGATAAGTTCGGGATGCAGATTGAGGATCATGCTACGGACGCAACGAAACTCAACCTGAAGCTGACCAAAGGGATAGCGTATCCTAGTGGCTACAAAGTCGCATTTGACGGTGATCGCAAGCTGCCATTCGCCAAGGCAAGAGACACTTTAGCTGTTAATAACAGCGGCCTTGACCCGTTTTCTATTCCTGGCGGCTATGTAATCACTACCAACACAGAAAATTTCAATGTAGACGGAAAAGAGATTAAGCTTCGAGTAGGATTAGGAAACTATCACACAGTTACTTTATCTGGAAGTTCCAAGCCAGCGGCTGATCTTGAGACACAGATTGAGTCGGCGATTAACGCATATCCTACAAGCGGCTATCTGGTAAGTTGCACGGCATCTGGCGGGAAACTACAGATTCAGGCGTTAAACGGTAAAAGCCTGGAACTGGCGACCGTAGCCAACGACGCTTACACTGTTCTCGGCCTGACGGTTGGGGTTTACCAACCAATCGGGACCAGGATATATCCCGTAAACAATACCTTCGTTAAAACGGTCACAGACCTTAACTACAAGACCGATATTGAAACGGAGGCCGTAACATTCGACGGGAATTTACATAAAAACCTGTTGTCGCACGAAAACGTATTGGCGATCATTGGGGCTTCGGATACCGCAGCGGATTGCGCTGACGGCAAGTTCGATTATCTGCCATCAATTGATTTTGTGAAGACAGGCAATTACATCGACTTTAGCACGCTTGGCGGGAGTCAACCTGTAGGCGGCGCAACCTTCCATGTTAAGTATCAGGCAAACCATAACGGGGTCAAAGGCACGCGCCAGAAGGTATTAGTGGTTGACGCTCAGGTTGTGAAGGGCGCTGAAGATGGCGTTGACAGCCTGACATTCACAGGGGCGACTTCAAAGACCAGAGTTTATAATGACGCCTCGGTCACAATGACTGGCACGCCGAGCGATGTAATTGAGATATTACGAGTGAACAACACCGCTGGTCAATCGCAGACACAGTATTCACTGCCTACACTGGTTAAGAATTCCGACGGTTTGACACACGACACATCACAGATCAGTTGGGCCGACGCTGGAGCGCAAGGCGGCGGGGAACTTGGACAGCCTAGCACAGGGGCCACCTACTATGTGTCCTACTATATATGGAAGCACGAACTCGAGGGCGATTATCTCGCCGCTGACAGCTACGACCTTTATCCTGAGATTGAGACTTATGTTAGCTACAATTTACGGGATTATGTCGACTTCAGGACATCGGGCGGAGTGCGGCCCACGCATAACGAGAACCCCGCGCTTGATTATGAGTTTTACCTGTCACGGGTAGACAAGCTGGTCGTGGACAGTTTCGGTGATTTTATGCTGGTCACGGGGACTGCGGCGCTTATCCCGCCAACACCACCGGATCAGGCGAATGTGTTGAGTCTGGCTGTATTGCGGATCAATCCTTACACCTATTCGAAATCGGATGTGACAATTGTTTCAGTAGAACCACTGCGAATATCGCAGATCGGTTTGCAACGCATGGCTGACAGCCTGGACCAGTTGCGATATGAAACAGCTAAACTCAACCATGCAAACGAGATAGCGCAGCAATCGGTAGAGGGAACTGTTTCCGGCTTCTTTGTGGATTCGTTGATCGGATACGCCCACATGGATCTGCAATTCAACAAGAACGGGATACGACATACCGTTGCGTTGGACCGCCACAAACAGCGAATCCTTTTGCCCGCGTCACAGGACCAGAAAGTCATCACTGTTGACATGGAAGAGTCTAGCAAGGTTCGATTGGCGGGAAACAGCCTGATTCTGGACTATCAGCCTGTTGTGTTCCAGTCGCAGCCGTATGCTTCGATAACGGTCAACGGCGCAAGTGATTACGCCTACACAAACTATTATGGTCACATGCGGCTTACACCGGAAGTGGATACGTTCATTGACCAAACACAAGCGCCATTACTTAACATTGATGACGCCAACAATGAACTGGCTCCTCTTATCGAGGCAGTTACTGAACTCGGGTTCGGCGATATCCAGTGGGGTGATTGGAATACGCTTTGGACTTCCAGAAATCGCCACGATTTTACAGCGGGGCAGACGCGGTCTGGACTGCAAGAGACACTTATCCCCGGTACGGTGACAAGAGATTTAGGCAACAGAGTCGTAGACATGTCCCTACAGGGCATGATGCGGACATTAAACTCAGATGGCGACCCATTTGAGATCCAGGTAAACATTGACGGCCTTCTGCCCAATGTGGATCACGCCTGCACGATCAACGGAATCGCTGTTGATCTCACGTATGACAGCACACCGGCTAACGCCGCAGGATCAGCGGGCACGCATACTTACAGCGGGAAGACAACCGTTGCCACAGCAAATAACGGATGCCTGACAGGTAAGTTTGTTATGCCTGCGGGCGTCCCGATAGGATCAGCGACAATCCAGGTATTTTATTATACCGACCCAACAATATCAATTGCGGTTGCGTCGTTTTACTCAGCCGGATTCATGCAGACAAACCAGCAAACAACGCTTGGTATGCCGACAGTAGAAAAGGTATCTACCGAGGTCACAGAATCACGCACAACAGGATGGCGAGACAACGGTTGGCAACCAGATGATCCGGTATGCCAATCCTTCCCTGTAACCGACAGGATCAGGTATATTTCGGGTGTAAATATGTGGTTTTCCACCAAGGACGCAACCAGGGGCTTTACTGTTCAACTTAGGAACATGTCTAACGGGTTTCCTGGGTCCAATATCTTCTCCAGCACTACGCTAATGCCTGCGGACATAAATACATCGGCTGATGGTTCAGTTAAGACAGAGTTTGTGTTCAATCATGTCCTGGGTTTCTTGCCAGGGCAGAATTATTGTTTCATTGGATTACCCGGTGGCAACAACACAAATTACAATGTATGGGCCGCTGAAGTCGGTGGCGTTGATCTGCTTACCGGGGCAAGGATAAACACACAGGTTGCGCCGGGAGTAGCGTTTCACAGTCCTAACGCTGACACCTGGGAGCCGTGGACAACCAAGGATCTCAAATACGAACTGGTAGAAAGCAACTTTGAGAACGACTGCCAGATCGTTTTCGATAACCTGACGGGCATCCAGGCTTCTTTGCTGGTCCTGCAGGTTCAGGAATTCATAGCGCCCGGAACCAACGTAACGTGGGCCTACAGCACTGACAACAAGGCGACATGGGTTCCGTTCAGTCCCTACATTGACGTTGATCTCCAGGCAATCATCACGCAGGTGTGTCTACGTGCGGACGTAACAAGCACAGGGGGAAGTTATCAGATAATCAAGGAATATGCCGGAATAATCCTGCTCTACCATGAGGGAGAGGGCCACTACATCGGGACCAACGAGACATTCACTGATCCTCTAGCATACCCGAACAGAGTAACAGTGACGATAGACCTGCTAACCGACGGGACCAACGGGAACGGGGTGCGTTCTGTGACCCCAATGTTCAGCCCTGACGATGGCGTGACATGGGTAGAGATACCGGCCAAGGTTGGATATTCGCCTGTTATCACTGAGGAGCCGTATTGGAGATACCTCTTTGATACCGGCACTATAAGTGAATTTGCACAGATGAGGCCACGAGTAGATTTTGAGACAAGCAATAGGGCCGTGACACCCGAAGCGAGAAAGATTAGCTTCATACATTCGAGGGTATAAACATGTTTACACAATCACCGTATGGGTTTGTCAAAGGCAGCGCCCGTGGGCATCACATAGCGGCTAAGACGCCACAGAGCAGCGCCGTCGCCAGCATCAAGAAAGAGAATGAGGAATTGAAAGCGCAACTGGCCGAACTCGCCGCAAAGGTTGATCAGTTGGCGGCGAAGAAGGGGAAGAAGTAAGTGGGCGACGGCACACATCCAGCGTTAGGTCAGAGTCCTAGTTTATGCAAGGCTTTGGCTAGTATAGGAATGGGCGCATCTTCTTATGATGCTTTTGGATCTGCATGTTGGTCTGTTTATGGGCTGGCTATACAGATAAACCCTATAATGAACTCAATTAAACAGGGGGCCATGATTACTAATATTAACTTCCATACTAGAGCAAACCCTCCCGCTGTCCCTAAAACAAACAATTTACCTGGACCTTCGTCAATAGGGGCGCAAATATCAGGGTTGGGCGTATAAATGCTCAATAGCTTACTTATGATAAACTTTTATTCCTTTTTCCAAAGATACTGGAATGAGAAATATTCACTTACAGCATCTAATGCCACCATAGGCATAGCGCAAACAAGTCTTGTGTATATATCTGGGCGTATTGAATCTGATGATACGACGGCTAACCAAACACTAATTAGTAACGAAGCTACCGCACAGACGGCATATATTGAAGCATTTAGGGGCAACAGAGCAGGGATATTATCTGATGAGCAGCTTGCAGCTTTTTTGCTATCTTTTGAGTCGGCCAAAGCAGCAAGACGCACTATACTACCCAATGTTGAGCCTTATATCAATTCACTAAAGTCTACAACACAGTCTGCAATGAGTGTAGAGCAAAAACAACTAGAGGATTGGGAAATATCGCTTAATACATATAGGAGGAGAGCGACTGAGAAGATACCAATCGCCGAGGCAGGAATAGCAGAGGCAAAGGCAAATATTTTAGCCATACAAGAGGCCATAGATGTAATAGATGAGTTTGAGACAAACATTAATGTTTTTGTTGACGCTATGGAGAGTGATTTAGATTTAATAGAAACCACGGGGGTGCCCCCTGTATCATATCAAGACATTATAGATGCGTCCCAATACACCTATGACGGCACGTATTCAGATGAGGTTAATCACATCTCACCTGAAGGTAATCTATACGGGCAAACAACAACAGTTCGGGAAGTAGAACATTTATATTGGTGGGCTGGAGAAGAATGGAATCGAATCCCTGACGAGGTGGATCAGGCGGCAAGCGTGGCGTTATTACCAACAGATCGGCCATTCGGCGAGATATTCCGTGTCCCAAGCACAAGATATAACGCCACTACCAGTTCATACGAATGGGATTATTATTTATCCACCGGCGACGGTTGGGAGTTGATGAATGAGTATTGGGAGATTGATGGCGTGAACAATCTCCCTGCGCTTGGATACAAGGTTGGTGATTACCACAAAGTTATAGAAAGACTGGTTACTGTCAAATGGGACGGTTATGAGTGGAATAGACTGAGCCTTAGTTCATTCGATGACGACATTGGATTAACAACAGGCATCGCTGATATTGTCGCAACAGCTTCCGACCTCCGTGGCGACCACAACGAGTTGGTTGAATCCTTTCTTGGTGAGCAGATATCCACAGCAAACAACTTCAACGATATAGTCAAGTTTGCGACCATTACGGACAAACAACTAACCACTAACATTGCTAAACTGATTACGGATGTCAACGCATTTACCGTGGACACAGCTATCACGCAGACCGAAGCGGACAATCTTGAATTAGACCTTAACCTGATTGAATCCGAATCCACAAAGGTTATTAATGTTGCCACAGAATTAGGTGTTGTAGCTGAAAAAGCCACATATCTTTCGGCGCTAGCGAATCTGCAATCTGAATTGGAACATTGGATTGATTTACCGTCCTACCCATTTACGTGGGCGGCACAGGATAAATCTGACATTTTGTTTGCAGCCAATGAACTTGAGGATCGCCGAGTTGATTTACACGCTGCGCTTGCGGAAGAATTTGACGGTAGCATCGTTGATTACACAGTTGAGCAAATAGTAGATGTAAATCAGGCTATTGGCAATGTTGAGGAAGATATATCAGAGTTTAGCGACGACGGCTTTATTACCTTTGTTGAGGCAAAAGCCCTCAAAATATCGTTTATTCAGTTAGAGGCCGAATCGACTGACATCGTGGCGATTGCTACGGCGCTGGAGGTTGAATCAGGAGTTACGTGGCCGGAGAAAACAGCTTATACTAACGCGTTAACAGCATTAGAAACTGAACTAGGCGATTGGATCGACCAGCCAGAAGCGAGTTATCCTATCCATGTGGTTAGTAACGACAGGACTCAGATTAACGATGCGCTGGCATTGGTTAAATCTACCAGGGACACATTAGCCAAGAAGATCAGAGATAACGACAGGGAATATGTTGTTGACCAGATTGGCGATGTCACAGAGGCATTGGGTGATTTACAGGACGATGTGCTTGAGTTTAGCGATGACGGTTTTTTAACTTATACCGAATCTGTTGAATTGCAGCGGTCGCTGGCTGAACTTAACAAGGAATCGCTTGATTTAATAGCTATTGCAACGAGTCTTGGAATAACGATTGAGAAAGCAAACTATGAAGCGGCCCTGTCCAATCTCACTAATTCGATAAATACGTGGATAGGATTAGCGTCATATCCTGCGGTGATTACAACAAACCAGCGGACAGATTTAATCACACGGCTGGAAACAACACAGAATACTAAATCGTTACTTGCTAACGAGATTGGCAGGAAACGACAGGAAGATGTCGCAAAATATGTCAACAATCAGATAGCAGACGCAAACTCAAGCCAGACTGCGCTTTATAATGATTGGAACGATAGAGTTAGTGATGATTCGGTTACGTCTGCGGAAGCGGCAAATCTTCGTTTATTAATAGCACAGTATCTTTATGAAGTTGACGCATTAAAAGCTATTGCTGACGGTGTTAGTTTAACTGCGCTTGCATTGACCTATCAAAACGCTGGCATTGCGCTTGCCGCTGGAATTAACTCCATAATAAACACAACCTATGTCTATCCGTTGGCAGTGACCAGTAATCAGAAAGCCGCAATCGAAGCGTTATTTGTAACAGCCAAATCTACAAAAAAAGCATTGATAGACGCACTGACAGCTACATCTACCTACGGTGTTGGTGGTTCAGGTTTTGATGTAAGCCAGTTCAGGAAAGTCTATGATGGCTTTATTCGTGGATTTACACCTGAACTGAGATTGGTTTACATCTCGCAGAATGAGTTGTCGTTACAGCCAAATTACGGGGATTTCGATTACCTGAAGGTGAATGACCAGAATATTGAGGCCAGCAAACGAACCAGTGTTTTTACGTTCACGCCAGTGTTGGGCTGGAACGAAAACGCACAGGCGCTCTATACATCTACATTACAGGCTGATACCGAATATTGGGTTTATTTGGCGAACCGTGACTCCCGATTTAAGGATGACATTCCCGGCGGTGTCTACGATTACAGGGGCAGGTTGTTTTGTAGTGGAACATCGCCGTCCAACAATTATCTTGGCGAGGCTGGTTTAGGTTTACACGCCATTTTAATTGGCAAGGCTGAGACAGATAACAATACCAAATTCCGGCACGAACTGGATGTGTCTTTAGTGTCTAGGCAATCGGACCTTAAAGAGACGTTCCGTGAGTTTTCTGATTTCGATTTAACCTATACCGACGAGGACACGTTAACGCTTGAGCGGATTTATGGAACTTATGGACAGATTTATATCCCTGAGAGCCTGTATTACATTGGCGAGAATCGGGAAGTCTACACAACCAGCCCAAGGATTGAAGTAGATGTTAACGAAAATCTTGTTTATGATACCTCTACCATAGATATAAACACGCTCTATTACGTCTATATTGCCGCAGATTCGGATGTCTATAATTTTAACGAGATTAATATTGTCACTAATTTGCCATGGCATCCCGAAGACAGCGATCCAACACCTTCATTATATGACGCTGACAAGGACTTTCGGTTGTGGATGTTCCTTTCTACCAAAGAACCGGAAGAAGGGCGATTAGCTGAAACCTATCAAGGTTTCTGGGCAAGACATATCGGACAGGTTCGCACCGACGGCACAGGCAAATTCATCTATTCCGGGGGTGTGAGCGCAATCAGACAGGCTACGTTAAACCCGACCTATTTTGACGGACTCGCTGAGATTAGTATTCTGGGTGTAACAACAACAACATTCAAGATTATCCGAAAGCGTGGCACTTCTGGCATCGTTATGGTGGGGAGCAAGGGAACGCTTACCTACGATGCTGATAATCCTTCGGTTCATACCGTCACAACAGCAGACACGGTCTATACCTATACCGAAGCCAACCCAAGTAGCCCATTAAGTTCAACAGGGACTATCCTTGATCTTTACATTGGCAGAGAAAAATATGTTTACCTTGCTAATGATAATGATTGTTGGGGTAGCCTGAAAAACAGGACATTCCTATGTGATATTGAACCGACCGACGCATATCTGAGCCAGAATTTCCCTGGAAATAACGCAAGGTGGATTTGCACCGTTAACTTGGCGGCAGGAACCAAAGGCGCCGAACTCATTACCAACGGTAATTTCGTTAATAGTAACGATTGGGACGGGCAAAGCGGTTGGGGATGGTCCGAGGCCAACCTGAACGCATATCATAATACTGGCAATACGTTTTCACTGGACCAAGTGTCTATGACAGTGGTTGCTGGTGGAACGTATGAGGTTGCTGTCACGGTATCTGGTGTTGGAGCAGGCAGTGTAACACCCAAGCTTGGAAATACGCTCGGAACAGCCATTACGTCAGCGCAACGCAGTGTGCAATACATAATCGCCACGAATACTGACGTGTTGAAATTCGTGCCAACAAGCACGTTCAATGGGGCGGTTGATACCGTAACCTGCTTTAAGGTTGAACATGGCGCTTTTACCGGCTCGTATATTACCGATTCGATAGCCAAGACAATACCTGTATTTGATGACACAATAGTTTCCTCAACAGCGGGTTGGACCAGCAATAAAATCATGCAGGTTATAAACGACGCATTAGGTGTTTCCGGCACTACGTCCGTGTTTAACGCCCAGAAGACCGGCGGCCTGAATGTCCGACTGGAATATCTTGACACAACGACAGTGCGGTTAATCCCTACGTCTGGCCAGGACAGCTATATTGTATTCCCAGACTTGTCATTCAGGACCATCCCTGCCGCGGGAATTACGTTAACCGTAAGCGGTTCAGCTAATACCAGATATTATGTGTATCTGACAAGTTCCTCGTTTTATATGTCCACGACAGCCCCGGACAATTTCTACACGAAACTTGAAACGCTAGGCACAGCCACAATCCAGGTTGGCGATATTTGCATGACCAGCACGAACACCATGTCTGGTGCATGGAATGTGTGTAGTAGCCATCAGGAACCGACAAGGGAATGGTCCTACGAAATTGACAACAATAACTCACAGGTATGTCCGTCAAGCATGATACTTAGTAAACGAGGAGCCATATCTGCAAGATTGACCGGATACCTAACCTGTTATTGGCAATTCACTATAAACATAGGGAATAGTTACCAACAAGGAGGGAGTGGTTACGTTAATGTAAATCCGTGCGATGGCGAAAGAAATACCCCCTGGACATGGCTGTATGGATATACTGGATATTTTATTACAGTGACCTCGTTAAACAGTAACATTCAAGAAGGATTAGGAAGTAATATTACATATATAGATTCATGCCAATGGTATTCTAACTATTCAAGTGGTTCAAGCGGGGGGTCTGGGAATATATCTTCTCGTAACAACCAGGTAGTCCTTACTCGTAGCGCAACATAACGGAGGCAACCAATTAATGCCATACGAACCAACTTTAATAAACAGATACAATGACCCACAGACCGATCCGCCAACGCTTAAATATAACACCACGGCCAACGGCCAGGAGGCCAGATGAGCTTTTACACTCCACTACTAATTAACCTCTTCAACGACCTCGAAGCAGACCCGCCGATCTACGAAGACCTGGTGGGCGAGGCGATGGCCAAGGTCAACGAGAACTTCGCCGCGATTGACGGGGCGATGAATACGGCGTTGAATGGGTTGGACCCGCAGAACTCCGTGACAACGAAAACCCTATCCGCAGCGCCAACAACCGGATTGACGGTTGGGGCAAGGTATATTGTCAAGGCGACCCCAACATCAGGCGACCCGTGGGAAGGCCACACAAACCACATTGCGGAACTAACGGCGACATCGCCCGCATACGCATGGGAGTTTATTACCCCAAACAAGGGCTTTAATCTGACGGTTGAAGATGAGAACCTCGAATACGTTTATACCGATAGCGGCTGGGCGAGCAGACCGTCAACGGTAAGCCACAACGCATTGAACGCCATACAGGGCGGGTCTAACACGGAACGGTATCACGTAAGCGAAGCGGTTTCGATTGGCCTTGCCGCAGGGTATTTACCGGCATCTGGAGAGAAGGCTGCGCTGGCGGGAACGCAGGGAACACCGGGCGATGGGAATAGGTTTGTCACGACTACGGATGCGAGGCTCGCTACCATTGTCTTACAAACCGTTACAGGCACTGCAGGGCTGGATCTAGTGAAGTATAATCTGTGCTATTCAAATACCGCTGACAGCGGAAAATGGCATAAGTGCAGCCCGAGCGGGACATCAGACGAAGCCAGGGTCCAGGGCATTGTCTATTCAGCCGACATTGACGAGGACGACACTGGCACGATTGTTATCTCGCGCGCCGTCTTAACGGATGAGACATGGACATGGACACCAGGGGCGCCGTTATATCTTGGCGCTGGCGGGACAATAACTGAAACATCAACCGGCAGTAATGTGTCGATTGGGTTTGCGTTGTCGCCCACGGAGATACAATTCACACCCAGCGAGCCTGTTACCGCTGCGTCAGTAGGTCTGGGCAATGTAACCAATAATGCACAATTGACTACTGCACAACTTGCGGCGGCCAGCGGTGTAGCGTCGTTAGACGTATCCAGCAAAGTGGTGCAAGACCCGGCCAACGCAACAGCAACCAAGACAGCATCAAAGATACCTATTGCGGATGGTTCAGGCTATATAAATGCTTGGATACAAACAGGCTCTACATCAGGGACCATGTGCGCAGGAGATGATAGCAGATTATCAGATGCAGGATTAATAATTGACGCAGCTACGGCCAAAAACACCCCTGTTGATGCTGACTGTTTGGCTTTATCAGATTCAGCGGCAACACCAACTGCGGGAATACTTAAAAAGCTATCGTGGTCATACGTTAAATCAGTATTAAAAACTTACTTCGATGGTTTATACGTTGTCGTTGCGGGGGATATAGGTGGAACAGTTACCTCACCCACAGTTACGGGTATTCACTCAGGCATTACAGCATTAGCAATATCAACCATAGCCGACGGTCAATTCCTTAAACGTGTAGGCACAGATATAGTTAGCGCAACGGCAGGGGCGTTTAACGTAGCGTTAATTTCTTTTACACAGGCTACATCTTCCCCTGCGTTATTGTTAGACCCGCCTAATGGGGCTGTGTTAACTAAAATAGTGGTTGTAGTTGATACTGCCGGGTCTACTGGGTCGCCGACATGCTCAGTAGGTGTGAGCGGAACTGCTGGCAGAGATATGGCCACGACTGATTCTGACCTAAAAATACAAGGGACATATATTGTTGAACCCTATACAGCGTGCGGGACAGACGGCGCAAATATTAGTCTAACCATTACACCGGACTCACAAACATTTAGTTGTCGATGTTACCTGCACTACGCTGTGAGCGCATAACATGAGCGAATATGAACTCAGGGTAAAACATGGCGTAGCTAACCTAGGTTCCGGAACCGCAAACGCCACTACCTTTCTGCGAGGCGACGGAACATGGGTAGCCGTAGAGGCAGGGGAAGATATTAGTTCATTAGAAGATTCAACCGTTATGCTTGCGTGGGATACTTATTCGGATGACAGAGCATTTGACGATATAGCTACCGATTCATTCGCAGACACAACAGGTATTGAGACGGGCAGTTCAAGTGGATATACAGCGTCCACTGGTTATATATTCCCCACTGCGTCACAGAACATGGTCTTGGTGAGCCAGGAATGGGAAGCCTCTGCCAACGATCCAAACGATGCCTATGTTGTTTTGAACGTCGAACCAATCGACGCTATTACTTTAGGAACTGACCTAAAGGCATATATCTCAATTAATGATGGCACAAATTATGAGGAAATTACTGGACTAACTACATTTCGTGAACTTGGTAATTATGATTTTATTCGAGGCGATTTAACTGGAATTACAGCACGAACAGACAAGACAATCAGGTTAAAGATTGAGGGGCTTAATAATGGTTCAAATACTAAACAATTCAAATTACACGCTTGGGCGTTAGGGGTGAAATACTAGCATGGGAATTGGCGATATCTATAAGAAACGGCTAAAAGCATTACCAGCATCATTAGGGACAGGCACACCAAGCGCATCAACATTTCTTCGGGGCGATGGTAGTTGGCAAGAGCCAGTTGCAGCAAGCGATGTTAGTAACCTCGAAAACACCCTCGCCATGATAGCATGGGACACCTATTCCGCTGATAATGCGTTTGATGATATTTATATTGACGATTTTACAGGTTCCGCAGCGGCTACAGTAGACGTTACGACATCACAGATTAGCACAGTAGCGTGGGAAGATATCAACAGTGTCGCTATCACTCAAACCACACCAACTGGCACTGCAAGCAACAGTGCTATTTACCATGCAGTGAGTTTTGATAATGCGGTGACTTATAAGGTGTTCAAGACTACTTGGCTCACAGTAGCCTACAACAACTCTGGCACATGGCAATACAACAACGCAGGCACGTTAACCAACGCATCCACTAACTCACTAGCAGGTGCATTATCCCAAAGCACGGCACAAACTGCATATAAGTGGACTAAAACTAACATAGAAGCTATGTCTGATGCTGATTGGAACGCATCTGGTGGTTGGACTACGAGCGTTACTACACTGGATTGGGCTAAGGTGTTGGTGAGTAGTGATGATACAGCATACATGAGTAATATGTCGGCAGACAACGCTCCCAGCCCTTTAGTAGCCAGTGCTTCAACTGTACATACGACTTATGCAGCATGGTATGCGTTTGATGGAGCAAGCGGCACACATTGGTTAGCTACAGCTACAACAGGGTGGCTTAAAATAGACTTAGGGTCTAATATAATTAAGACTACTTATGCTATACAGGCACTAACAGGACTACAAACCAGAGCGCCTAGCGCTTGGACTATAGAGGGATCGACTAACAATTCGGATTGGACTACAATTGACACTAGAACAGGACAATCATTTTCAGACTGGTCTAGTACTTTCACTATTGCTTCACCAGGATCATATAGGTATTATAGGTTAAATGTTTCTGCTAATCAAGGAGATGCTTCTTATCTGGGGTTGGCCGAATGGAAACTCTATATAACTGGTTCAGCAGCCCCAACCTTCACCAAAGCCACCATCAATTACGATACCAATTCTGGTGGGGTAGATTCACCTAACTCAACCTATATCTATGATGCAACTAATTCGTTGTATCGTAGTGGCACTATCACAGGTCTTACCACTGACGTAACTACATCACAGATAGATTGCTCAAGTTGGGGTGACATAAACTCAGTCGCTATCACACAAACTACACCCACGGGGACTGCGTCTAACTCAGCTATTTACCATGCAGTGAGTTTTGATAATGCGGTGACTTATAAGGTGTTCAAGACTACTTGGCTCACAGTAGCCTACAACAACTCTGGCACATGGCAATACAACAACGCAGGCACGTTAACCAACGCATCCAC